CTCACGTTTTTGTCCATTCGCGCCGCGCAAAGACCTTGTGGGCCGCGGCAGGCGCTTGCTCGATTTTGTCGTTGGCGCGAATGTAACAGCTTGCCGCGAAATCGCCAAATTCTTTTTGCCGGCAACCAATCGCCACGCCGACTGCGTCGCGAGCGCCGCAATCGCCCCCTGAAAACCCTCTCCGCAAAAACCTCCATTTGCCCCTTGATCGACCGGCGAAATATGGTAGAAGGCGCCCACGAAACGCAAGCGGCACCAACCCGCAACCGTTGGGAGGCCAGCCTCCAGGCGTTTCTGCCAAGCTGATAACTCAGCCATTGGGGAATAGGTTAACGGTAGACCCACGGACTCTGACTCCGTTAGTCCTGGTTCGAATCCAGGTTCCCCAGCCAAGCTTTCCACCACTTTGCGCCATCGGAAAAGCAGGACAAACCGGAACAGACGTCGCACACTCGACACACAAAAGTCGGCACAGTTGCGGAGGCTCTGATGGACTACGTTTCCGAACGCCTGAAAGAAATAGCAGCGGAGGTTGCGGAGCGCGGTCCTCGCTTCAAAAACCTTGAGCGGCACAAAACCCGGCACGGCCGGATCGTGACTTATTACCGTGTTGGCAATGGAAAGCGCTTCCGGCTCCCGAACCGTGAGGACGTCACGGACACCGAGTTCCAGAAAGCCTACCTAGCCGCGATGTCTGGCAAGGTTTGGGAGAAGCCGAAACGGGCAGAGGTGAGGGGAGAATTTGGGCCGCCAGGGAAACCGGGCTACGTCTATTTTGTCCGCGATGCGTCGTCGGTCAAGATAGGGTTCACCACTTCGATCAAACAGCGAATGAAGGCTATCCAGAACGCGTGCGCCGATCCCTTGGAAGTGTTGCTTGTAATGCCGGGGACGGACGAGACGGAGAAATTCGGTATTATGTAGCAAGCGCACCAACTGACATGATGATTATCATCGTTTGAAGTGCTATCATCATCATATGGTTTACGTTCGCACTGACACTTACGAGCACACAATCTCTGGCCTGTTGGGCAAGAGAGCAGAGATGTTCAACGAAGCCGAGCGCATCCGCGACCGCCTGGCTGAGATCAAGAACGATATCGGCGCACTGGACAGGGTTCTAGGCACTCTCGGCTATACGGGCGATCTGGACGCCGCCATGCCCCGCCAGAAGCGGGAAGTCATATTCGGTCGCGGCGAGTTATCCCGCGCCATCGTGAGCGAGTTGCGACACGCAACCGCGCCTTTGAGCAGCAGAGACATTGCGCAAGACATTGTAGCCATGCGCGGCGAGGATGCGAGGGACCGGAAGTACATTTCAGATTTGACGAAGCGAGTAAGCAAAGCCCTCCGGTCAATGAAGGCGGAGGGCTTCGTTAGGTCGGTTGCCGATGCTAAGGGCAATCTGAGTTGGGAACGGCGTTAGGACGGGTCTTCTTGTTCCGGCGGTTCTGGTTTCCCACCAAGCAGTTTTACGAGGCTAGTGATGCCCGTTCCAAACCACGAGGTTTCAGACCACTGTCCGGTTAGAATCACGCGGACCAACAGCGCTATCGCCAAAATACCCAGTATTGAACATAGCGTGGCCATCACGCCGGCGGTAACTACCATGAACGTTAACGCGAATATCGCTACTGCCACCAAAAGAATCGTGCTGACAAAGCCAATGCGGAAACTCACATGCTCCCGATTGTCTTGCGTTTCTTTTTGCCCAACGATGGCCTCCGCTAGGCTTGGATCAATTTCAGCAATCTTGCGCAGTTCTGTGAGGTCGGTGCCGTGATAATGGAAGCTGCCTACGGAGTAGTAATTGTTGGACGACCGCCGCTCCGAGCTGCCCTCCCCGTTATCGTTTTTGTCCGGCGGTAGGATTTCCATGGTTCACGTCACGCGAATTGGGGTTACGTCCTTCATCCTTGACGACAGACTTGCCGTTAGTAGAAATGCCACCTGTCACGTTCCGAATTGCTTCGCGAAGCGGTGCAAGTGTCAGTGCGTCGTTGACGCCCTTTCGGAAAGCGCGCTGATCGAATTTTACGACCGTGTTCATAATGGACTCCTTTGCCAACCGCACCCGCAATGGCGCTTAGCACACTGTTTATATATGCACACAATGCATGGCCTTCCAAGGCGTTGCAGTTTCACCCGGTGCATTTAATTATCACGTAATAATCATGGCTAATAATCGTGGTTAAAATCACGCGTAATTATGTCGCACTTCAGGCGACCGAACGCTGCCAGTATCCTTTCCAGTTACGACTTACGGGGTGATCAAGCGCTGCACCAAGCAGTCCCGCAGCATTGCCACCATTCGAACGGCGACGGTGATCTTCGCACCACGCAGCATGGTTGGCGTACTGATAGAGGTACTTGTGCGAGACGTGGTGATGCTGACCGGACACCATCCGACGCAGGCGCGAGAAGTAGCTTTCGACCCAGTTGGTGTGCTTGCCGTTGCGGTCGCTGTAGGCTTCCGAGTGATTGATACGGCCCGTGTCGAAGTTCATGTCCAGAATGTCCCAGTGGGTCGCTTCATCGGCGTAGACGACGGCGTCGGCGTCAATGTGATCCTTGGCGAGCTGGACGCCCTCAGCTTCGGAGTTGCGGACAAAGGTAAGGGTGCGGCCATCACGCTCACGCAGGGCCACCACAACGCGGCGCTTGTCTGACTGGTTCTTCTTCAGGCGGCGGTCCTTACGGTCTTCCTTGCGGTTCTCAGGGCGAACGTGGCCGCCGAAATAAGCGGCGTCGATCTCGACTTCACCGTCAAGGGCTGCGATCTCGGTTTCAGTGGCAAGAGCTTCGCGGAGCTTGTGAGAAAGAACCCAAGCCGTCTTGTATTGAACCGAAAGGTCGCGGCTCATCTGGAGCGCGGACAGGCCCTTCACAGCGTTGACGAAAATGCAGATCGCGGCGAGCAGATCGGTGAAAGCCATCTTGCGGCTTGCGAAGATCGTACCAGACGTGACCGAGAACTGAGCCGAGCAGGCAGCGCACTTGAACTTGCGGCGCGTGCTGATTTCGTAGTGTTCCAGGCAGCCGCACTTGGGGCAAACCGGCTGGCCTTCCGTTTCCTGCCAACGCAGCTTGCGGAACGTCATGTAAGCCTTTTCCTCGCCACCCTTGTAGATCTCCTTGAGGGAGAGGGTGCGGGCTTCTGCCGAGAGGAGAAAGTGCTGCGCCATTGTCATCATATCCGTTACTTATGTATCGGATATAGTACGTTGACCGACTCTTGTAAAGTGCTTATATCATCATATGCGATACATTTTGCATCACGAGTGATACATGGCAGAAAAGACCGACTGGGAAATGACGGCCGCTAACCTCCTGAAAGCGGAATTGAAGCGGAAGGGAGTGACCTATTCCGGTTTAGTTGAGAAGCTTGCACAAATAGGAGTTGACGAAAAGGAAGTGAACGTGCGGAATAAGCTCTCTCGGGGCAAATTCACGGCAGCGTTCTTACTCCAATGTTTAAGCGCTATTGGGTCATCATCCTTGCATTTGGACTGATCGGTCTAGGCCATTGCGTTGTCTATGGGCAGTCACCAGAAGACGCCAAAGGCGACAAGGCCAATGCAGAGCGGTCCGAACCCAGCGACCAGAGCAAGTCCAATCAGATTGTTTTTCCGGTCAGGATACTCGAAAATCCTCCAAAGACCGAGGCTGACCAGCGGGACGAGCAAGAAGCCGAGCAGCGGGAAAAAGAAGATCTTGTGGCGCAGCAAAGCGTTGCCGAGTCCACCGAGAAAATCCTTTGGCTGTCTGGCCTCCAGATGATCCTTGCCGTCATCGGCACGGGCGCTCTCATCTACTCCATCCTTCTCAATCGAAAGGCCACGAACGCGGCTGTCGTGGGTGCTGGCGCGGCTGTCTCGGGAGCTGATGCTGCGCGCGATGCCGTCGAAGTAGCTCGCAAGATGGGTGACGCTCAAACCAGAGCTTGGCTTGGATTTAACAGTTACCAAATTCTGCTCAACAAAGGCGACAACGGCCTTGTCCACGAGATTCACTTTCGCCTGCTTTGGAAAAATTACGGCATCACACCTGCCTTGGATACGAACATCACCACAGATAGGGCCGATTCTGACGTCTTCGAAAGTGAAGACCCTTTTGCGAGAGACGCCCAATACAATGCGTGCGTCCCGCCGGGTGCAGAGCCCGCCGCTGGCCTCGCGGTCAAACTGCCCATCGAAGAGTTCTTGGCCACAAAAGACGATCCCGTTGGTATAGTTTCCATGGCTCGCTACAAGACGGTTGCGGATACCGAAAATTTCAAAAATTCGCGTGTCGAAATCGAGTTGCGATATGTGGGTCTCCCAGGGCTGTCGGATCTCCAAAAGGGCAGCCTTAGCCCCAGCAGTGTTGAGGTCAGGGTTGTGGGTTTCGGCAACATCATGACCTGATGCCAGGGACAGCAAAACCAGCGCAGCCTTAATCATTCAACCACCTTCGCAGTTGGCCCTATGCAACTCGGCACCCTTGGTGCTGTTGCTACATAAGACCGGAAATACACCAGCCCGTATCTATCGGACGAGACGTCGCCGAAAGTCATCGTCATGTGCAAGATCTGCGGCATGCGGAAGCAATACGACACAGCCAGGATGCTTGAACGGCTTGACGAGGATATCCCCATGCCGACCTTGGTTCGTCGTCTGGCGATAGCAGAGGGATGCCAGAGAGGAATGCATCCGAGCTTCGAAAACCCCTGCGGTCTGCATTACGATCTCGCGGCAATGGGAAGATCAGTCAGGTGATTTGTGCTTTGCCTTCTCGCGGCGCTTTAGCTCGGCTTCTATAGCGGAGCGGATGAGGTCTAGGCGAGCCTCATCATCTGTAAGCGCAGCGTCGATGTCTGCCAGCATCTCTCCCGACAGAGGCAACGTAATACGTTCAGCGAATTGTTTCTTGCGTCCCACGCGCGGAGACAAAGCGTATGTATGAAATTCTGTCAAGCCGCACCTTTTCGTATGTACGATATTGACGTCATAACATACATACGATATACCTTCAATCGTACATACGATTGGAGGCAAGGAAATGAGACTGTTTTACTGCAAGGAAGCTCCGGGGTTGCACGCCGCCGTAAGGTTCGTGGATGCGACAGGTCCGCTTGAGACGGTCGCGCTGTTCAAGACTGAGCGAGATGCTCGCCGTTTCGTGAATGCTGGCAACAGGTCGATGTCTTCGGAACAGCAAGAGGCGGCGCTCGCTCACGCGAAGGTGGCGTGATGGCGAACACATTCAAGAGCGTCCGTAAGCAGATCAGTTATGATCCGTGTCACCGGACACAGCGCCAAGCGACAAGCGCCCAACTCGATTACCTCGCTCAACTGATTTTGGATTGCGAGGGCAAGCCCGGGTTCCGCTGGGATTTCTGCCATCCGGAAAGCTTCACGGTCCACCGTGCTTCCGTGCTGATCGACAGCCTAACGCGGATCAAGGCCGGGATGGCGTCGTGATGGCAAAGCCGGACGCAAAGGGGTGGCGATATACACCCGGACTTTGGTATAGAACGGACGGTGCTCGTGTGGAACGACATCGCCATGGCTCTCGAAAGGGTGTCTGGAAAGCGCATCTACCGGGCAGCCAGGCGGTGAGCCAGAAGATGATCCTGATCGATGGAACGGTCGGTGACCCATTCACAAAGCAGACGCCTTGGCGCGGCTATCGCTATGCAAAATTGGCAAAACATGCGCTCGATACCCTCACTATCAACACTTGTAGGCTATCAACAAACAAAAAGCCGCCCCCAGTCCTAAGACCAGAGGCGGCAAGACATGTTGATAGGCGCTGAGTAACGCGAGGGGCGAAGATTCGGTTCCTACGGCACCTTGAACCCGCCGGCCATCATGAAGGCGATCACCCCGAGAACGATGCCACCGAGGATAAGCTTGACGATCCAGGATATGTTGACCTTGATGGTTTTCAAATCTTCCTTGATCCCGGATAGTTGCTCATCCCGGCGGGCGTCGGTGACGTCACGCTGGCGCGTCCACAGTTCGAGCGCGGTCAATCGGTTGCCATGGCCGGTGCTGCCATGCTCCAGATTGACTATCCTGCTGCGCAAGTCGAAATCGTGCTGATCCATGTCGGATGTCCGATCGCTCATCTCTATTCCTTCGTCATGCACTGCAATGCAATTAAGTAGCGGGTGGTTCGGTTATTTCCGGCAGAGAGGAGCTCGCTGGCACGCCGCGCGGTTGGTCGCGACTTGGACTGCGAGTTCCCGGTCGTTCGCCGGCAGGTTGGCCCTGGACCAGGCGTTCGGGGTCTCCAACACGAAACCGGCGCCCGACAGGTCGGAAGCTGGCTTAACCGTCGCTGAGCAGCCCGTCAGAGCGGCGCACAGAGCGATTGCAGCTATCCGGGTCACTGGCATACTCCCTCGATTGTGCGGCCACCTAGGGCGCGGCAGAGGTCTTCGTCAGAGGCCTTGCGCATCACGTCCAGCGCCTTGTCGCTCTCTCGGATAAGCTCCACGGCATCGGCCATGCGCGCCCGTCGTTCCGCCTCTACAGCGGCGCTGCGCTCCGCATCCATCCACGATTTCATTCCGAATATGACGGATAGGGTGATGAGACCCAAAAGGACGTATTTCATCATGGCTTCACCTGTGCATAAATCATGACTGCGAAAAGGAAGACGAAGGCGGCCACCGTGAAAGCGGCGAGGATGAAGCGCATCCGTCCGTTACGAGGCATTCTGTTCATGCCCCTATCTTCGAAAGGACAACGGTCGCCGCAACAATAGCTGCGATGACCAATGAAGCTGCCGCCATCATACCCGTATAGCTCTGCCGCGATCCTTGGCCGCCGCCCTCCATTCGCAGCAGCGTCTCTTTCGTGTCGTTGAGCCGGGTTTCTAACGCCCCGATAGCTTGGAGCACTGCATTCTCGCTTTTTGCGGCGGCTTCCTTTTGCGCCTGAAGGGCAACGTCGATTGATTTTTGATCGCTTACGGCAACAGCGGAATTCCGCTTCTCCATTTCCGAAAACCGCAGATCCATTTCACGGGCCATTGCCTTGATACGCTCTTCGAGCACGTTGGCCGTTGGCTGCCGGTTTGAATCTTCCTGCAACAGGCGGACGGCTTTGCCGGTCTCCTCGAACCGAGCGTCGAATAACTCGCGCAGGGAATTCAGGGCGCCGGGATCGGTCATTGCTTGATTTCCACCGAGGTCTCGGATGTTGATGGAGTGGCCTGATCGACAGCGGACTGGGCAATCATCTCTTTGCCTTTGAAGCGGTCGTCCATAACCGAACCTGTCATGTAGACACCAAAAGCACCCATGATGATGAGCATGAGGGTCGAGAGCGAATCCCGCCGCAGGGCATCGTCAACGCCGAAGACCACCACATAGGATAGCAGGGCAAGCCCGACGACGAGGATCGCGAAGAAAGCGATGCGGCGATAGTACCAGCTTCGTTCGAACATCATGCCCCTGCCGCCTTCAGCGCCGCTTCGAACCTGACTGCGATGAGCGCGATTTGCTCCGCCTTGTCGGTGCCGTTGATAATTGGGCGGGCGTTCCGATACTCGCGAAGGTCTTCGCTGTCGGCCTCGTCGATGTCATCGATATAATCGTCCAGCGTCTTGCCGGTAAACCAACCCTCCTCCATGCCCCGGATCATGATCTGCGCTGCGATGGGCGGGCTCATGGCGAGATCGGGATGATTGACGAGATCGGCGCCGAGCTTGGCCGCTGCTTTCTCGTAATTGGCCTTGTGGGTAAGCTGAACGTATCCGCGACCAAGCCAGGACTTGCCGCTGGCATCCTTGCGCCAATAGGGCTTGCGGACCCAAGGAAGGCGACCGCGAGCAAATGCGTTGTCGAGCACCCGGATAGCCAGGTCATCGCTGGAGGCCAGTGTCTCGCGGACTGGGAGCATAGTGTGGGCGGTTTCCCAGAACGCGGTGGCGAGCATGTACGCCGCGTGGTTTCTTTCGATGTCGCCCTCGGCCTCAATGCTGTCGAGCAAGAATTCGAAGCCCGTCACTTGAGCCTGCGTGAGCTTTCCGGCGAACAACGAGGCTCGCACGGCGCTGAAAAATGCGCTTCTCTGCATCTTCTGTTTCCTTCTGGCAATTTATGGCCGCCTCAGTGGGCGGGGGTTAAGCGACCATGGCCGCGAGCTGCGCATCGGTGCGCGTGCTGAGATGAGCGACCCGGCGAATGTATGCGTTGGCCTGGTTGGCCCCTGCCCCGTCTTGGCCGAGCCCGATGACCGGCGTTCCTGTGATGGGGGTGCCGCTGACGTCGTTGGAAGGCGAGCCGAGGGAGGACGTTACCCGCATGGCAAAATCGTTGCTGCCCCAGCGAACTGCCGCCTTGTAGTTCGTGTTGGCTGCGATGACGTTGGTGCTGACGAGATCAGCTTGCGTCACGCCGCCATTCACGACGATGAAATGGACCTTGTTGTCCGTGCCGATGCGAAGCGCCATGTAATTGTTTGCATCAACATAGGCCGCCCAGAGCGTGCAGACTTTGCCGACCGCTGCGGCGGCCATGCTCCATTCCAGATACAAGCTCGCGCCTGCCAGAGCGACCGAGGCAGTGTCGTTGATCGTCGCTACATCACCGAGACGCTGGACGGCGGCGCTTGTAGTGCGCATTGGGGATGTTGCAAACGCCGCAAATTCGATCTGAGGCCAGCCGATGCGGAGGGTGATGTCGATCAGCACGCCAGTCGAGCAATTGACGAAAATGCAGGGCACGACAAACGCCGTCGAAGCGTTGGTCAGGGTGGTTACTCCGACTTGCCGGGACGCGCCAAGATTCGCGCTGGAGGATGCCGGCGTGAAGGTTGGGCCGGTGATGAAGCCGAGATTGCCGCCACCCGCAGCACTCTGACGCGAGGCCAAGCCGATGTTTGTGATATTCGACATCGACCCGCTGCCGACCATTTTCACGAAAGCTCCAGGCGCCCAGACCTGACCGTTCAAGGCGGCGATCTGCGCTACCGCTTCCGGGTAAATGACGATTGGCGTGACGCTGGTCGTTCCGGAAAGCCGGATATCGACGTAATCAATGCCGTTTTCAGTTCCACTGCCCACCACGCTAGAAACGGCAGTCCCCAACTGCCCAATTGCCCAGTTTGTTGGCAGGGTTCCTGGAGTTCCCGCGACCGACCCCTGAACGGCGCTGTTGCGAACCGCTGGCGTCCGCACTTCCTCGCAAAGGAATCCCTTGCTGGTGCGCCGCATGACGCCGCTCGCGAAGGATGACCACACACCGGAGCTATCATCCTCGTAGGCCACACTGGCGCGCGCGAACGTCACGGCGGATGAGACAGAGGCCGCCGGATAGGACAAGTTGTTGACCAGATCGAGGTCGAGCAAAGAGCCCGGCATCTGAAAGCCAACGCTGGACACGGCTGGAGACCCCAGCGCAAGGCCAAGGATGAGGTTTATCGGCATCTTGAATCCTTGTGCTTTGCTAAGCGGCGGGCTCTTCCACCGGATCGGGAGCGTCCATCAGAACCTCTTCCGGAGGCTCCGGCGTCCTGTCCCTGATCGATCGTTCCAGCCCTTGGGTGAAATTGTTGAGGATGGAGTCGCTGATGATTTTCTCGGTCGCGGAGACAAGGCTTTCGAGCAAAGGCAAGTCCGCGTCTGGCTCCCCTGCCGAAGCCACCATCGACGCCTCTGCGGCAAGGTAATACAGGTCTTCGATGGCCTGCCCGTTGCTGGCGATGACGAGGTCAATGGCCCGGTAATGCTCGAAATATTCGAGGAAGGTCGGGGCCAGTTGGGCGAACGAGCTCGGGGCGGAAATCGTCGGCTGAAATTCCGCCGCGTATGGGTCCGGAACCGTGCGAACGTAGACCGGCGAGCCATGCGCCATCGTGGCACGAAGCGCCGTGGCCAACTGTTCCCTGTAGGCGTCCATGGTCTCATTGGGCTTTGCCATCGGCTTCCTCTTTTGCATCGTCACTAGCGAACGGTCTGGAAGTCCATGCGGATCACATAGGCTTTCGTGGTGCCGGTCTTGTTCTTGAGTTTGATCATCCCGTCGCCGGCATCCCGATAGAGCGCCTGGTCCGTTCCAGTGTCGGTGTTCACCCACTTAGCGGAGGGATCATAAAGCTCGGCCGGTGTTCCGCCGGGAAACAACGCAAGCGCCGCGCAATAGCCATTGTTGATCTGAACGACACTGACTTGACCGCGCTGCGTGTCAGGGCAGATTGTGAAAGTCGCCGCGTCGGCAATGTTCATCACCCTCGGGAATCCAACCGCGCCGAGATCTACGGTCTGAAACACGGAAAGATCGTCCACGACGCCGCTGCCGTCATATCCTGTCAACACCGCCTCAGCCGAAATGCGGATGTTCTTGAACGTGCCAGAGACTTCGCCGCCCACAGGTGTCTGTTTGTAGATCCCGATCGGGTGGCGCTGCGTGACGCTTGCTCCGCCCTGATCGTCATAAATGACGCAGCCCGCACCGAGCGAAACATCTTCGATGACCTTGTCGGGCAACAGCGCGAATGTCAGCCCGCCGCGATGAACTGAGGGAGATGCCCCGCCTTTGCTCTGCCAGTTGTTCTTACTGTGAAGAACACCGATAGCAGCGCCCTTGATGGCTCCCGCCAGAAGAACCCCGGCCGCACCGCAACCATGCGTCCTGACGACGCCCAGAACGATGTCCGAGCAATCGATAACATCGACACCGTTCCCGCCTGTCGCGCCGTTCGATACGTCTAGGTCATCGAGTGTCAGGCCGACATTGTTGGCGAAGTAGAGCGAGCCCGCATCACCGTCGCGGACCTTGATGCCGATGCATTCGAAATCGGTTTGGCCCGTGACGGAAACGCTATCCAGTCCGGTGGCGTTGTGGTCGCCATTCTTGACGAAATTGCGCGTACCCCCCGACGTGAAAGCAATGGCCTGCTTTCTGTCGGAACTGACGAGCGTCGAACGGCTGAGCGTGCCGCAATCATTCGTCCGGTAGTTGATGACGCCGCTGAGATTGCAGCCGCTGAAAATGCAGGCAATGCCCCGCGTGTTGAACCAATAGCACCCGTCATAGACAACGTCGGTCGCTTGATAATTGGTGCAGAGATTGTTAAAATTGGTAAGGTTCGGACGGTTGCCGTCAAAGGTTATATTGAGAAAACGGACCCTGGTCTTGGCGTTGACTTCGAACAAGAGCGGATTCGCAGTCGATCCGGCGACAGGACGGAGGGTCGATTTTCCCGATGCAATGATGGTCTGGTTGTCGTTGCAAGGTAGCCTATCATTAATCGGCGACGTGCCTTCAGGGCCAAAAACCCATGTACGGCCCGTTGCCAGGGCTTTCTTCCAAGCCGCTGTTACCCGAGCGCCGTGAGCGTCACTGGTGGAGTTTGCCAGGATAAGGGCTTTGTCGGACTTGCTCAGGTTGTCGGAAACACAGATCGTCTCAAACAGCTTGTCATAAACGCTCGTGGGAACGCCGTCTGGCGGCGTGAGATACATAGGAAGCCCACTGCGCTGCCCGAGCGAGGTAAGCGCGCTCATGCGGCAATCCACGCGAGCTTGTCGCCGGGCTGACAGCCAAAGTCATAATCCATACCGGCATAGAGGGAATGACGAGGGCCGTTCGTCGGGTCTGGGCTTCTCCCAATGGCGACGTACGAATCCTGTGCCGCCTTAACCCGAAAGCACGGTTGGCCGCCGACAAAATCCTGGCTGATAATCCCCAGAGCGACGGCGCTGTTGATATCTGGCGCCGTCCGTGTCGTTGCCACTCCGGAGTCAGGGCTTGCATCCCATGCCGGGGCCGTGATGACGGGCATCTCGCTTCCCCGAGGACCGAGAACACCGGAGAAACAGCAAGCCACATGGAAACTCGGGAGAGCCATGGAAATTATCCTGATGCTATGAAGGCATAGAAAAAGCCGCCTCGAAGGGCGGCTGTGTGCGGTGGTGAGCGGAGATTGCTAGGCTATGATCTTGAGCCAATCCCGGAGGCCGTCGTCCTTCAGATGCTCAACCCAGCCGGCATCGTCGATCTGACCCGAGAGGCGGCAGTCCAGCAACTCGCGAAACCCCTCTTCCGCCGATTTCGGAGGAGTGAATTCCGGGAGAGAGCGGAGAAGATTAACCGGGTCTTCCGCCAAATCCATCGTGAGATTCCCGCGCAAAAAGCCCACAATCGCGGCGACCTGCCTTGCGGTGATGATATGCTGCTGTTCCAAGTTATGCTCCAATCGAACCGTGAGTGGTGAAAGCCGCTTGCAGCGCCGCGACACGGGCGGCGAGCTGGGGAAGAGTGACACTGGCCACATCATAGGTAGCGGCCTTGTTCGGGGTGCCGGTCATAGCCGTCCAGCCCGTATCGCGAGCGCCGAGCACCTGCACATTGTTGACCTTGAGGACATTGCCGGTGATGAGGTTGACGGAGTTGTTGAAGTCCCACGCGGACGTGACCGAGCCGTAGCGGAACCAAGCGGAACCATATGCCCCGAACACCTTGTAGCCAGAGGCGAGCGGGTTGGCCGAACTGGTGTTGTTGTAGGTGACGGCACCATAGATGCGCTGGTCTGCTGACATGGCAATCGCGGCCTGATTGGCGCCTAGATCCGCGTTGCCGATGTCAAAGCCACGGTTGATCTTGCCACGGGCGCCAAAGGCGAAGTCAATCGCCTGCGTGCCCTCCGAGATGATGCTGATCGCGCGCCACATCGCCTCCTGCGCACCCGTCGCATTGTTGCGCTCGAAGTGCAAAGCAAAGCCCGTGCCGTTGATATCCTTGGTCCCCGCCTTGACGTAGAATTCGCCGATGACGGCATTAACGTGGTCAACCCAAGCCGTAACGCCACCACCCATGACGTTGCCGGCCGGCTGCGCAAGGAAGTGTGTCGCGCCAGCTTTGTTGCTCCATATATCGACGCCGGTCGTGAAGGCTGTCGCATCGCCTTGGCCATGATGGTCGATCTTCATCTGCTGGAAGGCCCAGCCCGTGCGGCCGTCCGTCCAGTCCGTGGCTAGGTTCTTGCCGGCGGTAGTACCAACGCGACCATAGCCAACCACTGCTGCGGTTTCGAGGCGCTGTATGTATTCTCCCGTTCCTGGGTCACCGAGCGTTGTCGCGCCCTGAACTCTGAACCCGAGCGGCAAGAGCGTCTTGCTCCAGTCGCCATTGCCCGCCGTCAGGATACTCCCATTTCCGCCTGGCGACGGGTTGACGGCAGGGGCGGCATCAAGGAAACTGAAATACCGGAACTGCTTGTTTATGCCAGCTTGAACAACGCCCGGTCCTTCGAAGCGCTTTCCAACGAGCTGCCCGCCATTGTCATCGGTGCCGTATTTGAACGTGCCCAAGGGCAGGAATACGCCGCCATTAGCCGCCGCTGCCGCAAGCGCCGTAGCGTCGTCTGTTGTCCCGTCCCCTACCGCACCAAGGTTCTTCGCGTTATTTACATCCGCCAGATAGTCGGCAAACGTCCGCGATGCGGTGCCGCCCGTGGCCGTGACGCGAGCCAGTGCAAGATTTGTTGGCATGTCGTTATCCTGTCGGGAGCTTAGGCGGTGCCGGGGTGGCGGAACGTGTCGTCGATGAACGTCAGCCGGCCTTGATCATCGGTGAAATCGATGACGCCGAGGTCATCCACAAAAACGGGCATCTGAGAAACAAAGAAGCCGTCAAACGGGCCGATCCATTCCAGCCCGTCTTCTTCCTGAGTAATCCAGGCGAGGCCGTCGCTCTCTTGATCGAGCCATTCCAGCACTGCGGCCATCAGGCGCCCTCGGTCGTCACGGTCTTGACGAGACGCACCGTGACCTTGTCGGAAATCGTCACCGTGTCCCCGTTTTCGATCCTCATATCCGTGAAGTAGAGACCGGGCCTGATTGTCAGGCTTTGCTCGGGCGAGCCGGTGGCAAACCACATGGCCGGAGTGTCGCCGTCCTCTGGGAGATAGGCGACTTCGAACTCCAGCAGTTCTTCTCCCGCCGGATCGCTCCCTGATTTGCGTTTCAGGGCACACCGGACATCTTCGCTTCCGGTGAAATCGCCATCCGTGATGCTGAGAAATATCGGCAGGGTTGAGCCCTGTCGCCACGTGTAGGTTGTCATGTGGATTCCTCGTCAGGTGCCGGTCAGGGTTTGCAATTCAACCCAATCGGTATTGAGAACGTGACCCGTACCCGTGGCGATGCGGCGCCAACCGGTGATGAGATAATCGTCCGTACCATCCGAGGTGACAGAGGGGCCGATTTTCTTCGTCTCCCAGCCTTTCGGATACCAACCGGACGCGGGCAAGATCGACGACGCCTGCACGGTCATGCTGACAATATCGCCATAGGTGGCTGAGGTCGGATCGCAGTCGGCGATGATGTACTTGAAGCCCCATTCCGGTTCGGGAATGTTGCGGATGCCCTTGTTCGAGGCATCGCTTCCGAGCGCGAGGGGCTGGCAGACCAGCGTGTTATCGGACCATACGTGCTGGTCCATGGTCGCATCCGTGACGCGGGCCACATTCGAGATTCGGTTGCTGCCGACCTGCGCACCATAGCTCGACCCGAGACTGATGGCGGTCGGAGCCGCGAAACCGTTGTCATAGGTGCCGTCCGCGTTGGAATTGGAACTTAGGCGGTAATGATCCCCGTCGATCGTGTTGTTGTTTATCTTGACGTTGACCAGTTCACCCGACACGCCGCTGAGATAGATCGAACGCTCAAGCACATCTGTAATGATGTTGCCCGAAATGTCTCCGCCGAGCATCACCGGAGTGACGCCGGACTGATAGATGAGGACGATCCCCTCGGTCGTATGCGAAATGGTGTTATCCTTGACGGTCGCCACCCTGCCGACCGTGAGATTAATGGCGGACCCGATGCGAAGATCTGCGTCTGCTACCGCATAGTCATCGTTGAAGGTCGTGCTCCCGGGAGCGCCGTAGCCCCAATCAGAATAATTCGGCACTGCCGGGAGCGAGCGAGCGAACGTGTTCCTTGAGACATCGACATTTTCGATTGGCGGGAATGCATCTGCTGCGACTTGGCTATCCGCATTCTGGTAATCCCAGATGTATTCGAATGCCCCGGTCGTCACCGCCGGGTTTCCCGGTATGACGTTGCCGCTCTCGGTCGTGCCGCGTGGTGTGAATGCCCCGACGATTACTATCCCACCGCTGCTGCCGATGCAATTTAGCCCGATGTTGTCGACGATCTTGATGTTGCCCGCCGGATGCGTTCCCTCGGCAGTGTCGTAGCTGACCCGAGCAAAGGTCGTCCGATAGCGATTGGCATTGTTCCCCGCGATGATGACTTGGCGCGCAGCCAGCGCCGATATGGGAGTTGCCGTGTCGCGAAACGTGTTACCCGTGGCGATAAGGCCTTCCCGTCGCGGGCTGCCGTCGTCAGGGTCGTAGTTGTCCGTGGAGACATATTTTCCGCCATGGAACGCAATATTGTCGTCGCCAAGCCTTTCAAAGTGACAATTCGTCACCGAGCCGTAGAAACTCTCGCGCATGCGGGCGCCATCGGCCGCAACGTCAACGAACGTGCAATGGTCGAACGACGTTCGCTGGTTGAAATGCGTGTCCGTCGCCATGCAGTAGATGTTTTTCCACTGGCAGTAAGAGAACTTCAGTTCCTGATAGTGGTCGAGGAAGATCGCCCCGGTGTAGTTGCTTCCAGTTTCCCTACCCGCCTGGCCAAAAGTGCCCTTGAAGGTAACCCCATGGAAATAGAGGAAGGTTTTGGCAGCGTCGTTGGTCGCGTTGTAGATTAGCTGTTTCGGCGTTCCACTGTTTCCCTCATGGAAATAGAGGACGGAGCTGCCATATTCACCGACGACACTGAACCCTCCCACGCCCGGATCAAGAGACGCGCCACTCTGCGCAAAATAGTATTTCCCGGCCGGAACCTTGACCTTCCCGCCCGTCGCCTGCGCCCTTGTGAATGCTCGTTGGAAAGCCTCGGTGTTATCCGTGCTGGATTCGGGGTCTCCCGCGTCATAATCCGCCACGGCGCCCAATACCAGGACGTTGAAGGTGGTGACCGGAACAGCAATGGTGTTGCCGTCGTCATCGAGGGCCGGCATGGAAGTGAGCCCTGCTGCAGTCGATGCGAGGCCCGCCAGATATTCATTGAAAGGCTGGGTAAGCGCCATTTATTTGCCCCTCGTATCGGTCCAGCCGTAGGTAATGATCTGGAGATTGGTGGCGGCGGTGGTCGCGCGCGTGCGGACCTGACCGCTCGTGTTCGTCCGGATGTCGATGTCGTTGCGGTCCCCGGAGCCGCTAACGGCGCCGATGGACACACCTGGCGTGTCCACCAATTGAGGATCGACGTCGGGAACATCGAGGGCAGAAACCAGAATGCCCCAGTTTGACCCGGCATTGTCGCCGCGAAGCCTGAGTTTCGCCCACGCCTTGATTCCTGATGGAACCGTTAGCGTCCGGGTGGACATTAATGTTCCCTGCGCCACATCCACGTCGAGAACCGGCGTCTGCAATAGGAATTCATCGCCGAACTGGGAGAAGGCCCGGATCGACCCGCTCGCCCTTATGATGGAGCCAATGCGGCGGCGGATTGTGTAGTTGGCCGGCATCGTGGGCGACGTCGCCGAGGTGGAAAACAGGACGTCCACAACGCCCGTATCGGGACGCTTGATCGCAAACAAATGATAGGTGGCGTTGGCGATCGAGCCTGTGTCCAGCCCTCCCTGCCCCGTCCCAACTGTCCATGCAGCGTCAAGTCGCTTTGTCAGTGCGGACCCGAGGTTGATGACGGAGGTGTTGGTGCTATCGACGCATGAGCCCGCATCGACGTCGATATCGTTGGTCGCATCCGAACTGTTGTTTGAAAGCGTGAAACCGGAGAGATAATTCCTCATGTCGGCTACGCCGGCACCTGAAACGCTCGTGCTGCGGAATGCCGAGCCGTCGCGAATGATAGTCGCGGTGACGCCCTGGGGAATTGGCAAGGTGGTCGAGGCGTTGATTTGCTCCGAGCCGTTCGGATCAACCGTGACCGTCCCGCCATCGGCAATGATTGTTACGTGCCAGCCCGCACTGAGCGTGGAAGTAGCCGCCAGAGACAGAGTAGCCGCCGCCGAAAACCGAATGATGGCGTTGTTGTCGGCTGCAACCGCCGTGTAATTGCCGCTCTTCGTGGCATAGGTCGCCGCCTGATCAACGCCGAGACCAGTCCGCGCGGCTGCCGCCGTCGTCGCCCCAGTGCCCCCGGCCACGATGGGCCGCGCCGAATTAAACTCAGCCCCGATATCGTCCACCAGCGTGTTGTGGCCAACAGAGGTGATCTCTTCGTTGGGAATAGCGAGCGTTCCCGCAGGTGCGCTCCATACACCCGAACCGTTGCGTGGCATCTATTATCCTTTCGGCATAGAAAAAGGCCCCCAAAAGGGAGCCTGGTGTCAGTTTTGACTCTTGGTAGAGGGCGTGATTTCATCCCGGAAAACGGGAGGGGATGATGACTGAGGCGGAGATAAAACTTGAAGCGCGACTAATCGCGTTGGAGCGTTTCGCCTGCCACTCTCACAACGGCATGATCCGCATCTTGAAGCAGATGACAGGGCTCAACGATAACCAGATCAATGACCTAGAAGCACAAGCCCTAGAGCAACTGAGGCTAGTCCCAGTGCAAGGACTGCCGCCAGAGCTATCAGACGTTCTCGCCGACGAAGTTTTTCACGATCTGAAACGGCTGATAGAAAGTGCGGGTGCGCTGAGAACGGGGCAGGCGGAAATATGAGAATCTCGGCTGCATCTTCCATCGTCCAAACGCGCCCATCAGACGCTCCGAAAAGGGTGCCCTTCGCCATCTTCAATTTCCTCTCGGTCTCGACTCTTGGTTGATGTTGTGGTTTTCTTCTCCCTCTTTCGGGGGAGTGGTCATGAAGCTTGTTGCTTTATGCGGTTTACTTGCCGCTATTGTTTTGTCTGGCTGCCAGACCGCTGAGACGCCTTCTCGCTATTCGAAGACACCGCCGAAGACCAAGGCGGAATGGTGTCTGCTAGGCGGTAAACTCCTAGGAGACCCTTACCTGTCCGATTGGCAGAAACTATCAATCTACGAGAAGCTTCGAAACCGAGGGTGTCTCCAATGAGATTTCCGGTTGCGGTCCTCATTATTCTGGTCCCCACCATGGCCAGCGGAGATTATTTCACAGGGAATGACCTGCATTCCTTCTGCACCAATAACCGAGGCGTTGTCTCCGGATACGTTGCCGGTTGGATGGGGAAACGTGAAGACGACGCGGACGTAATGACGAAGGCCCTCGCGCCAGTGAAGGGTCGTGAAAGGCGGATGCTAATCGCTGTAGGCGACACTTTGCTGAAGGCCTGTATTCCCCAGTCGGCTACTTTGGACCAACTCGTTGATGTGCTATGCAAGACGTTGAGAAACGTACCCGAAGAACGGCACATCGACGCAACCAAACTCATGAGCGTGTCGATGTTCATTTCTTTCCCATGCCAGCCTAAGTAACAGGACACCAGATTGCAGATCGATCATGACCGAGAAGAGCCGCAGCGAGATTCCAGCCCTAATCCTTGGCTTTTGGCGTTCCTAATGGCCACGGTGTCCACCGTCATACTTTGGTGGTTAGGTGAGATAGACGCTATTTCCGCTTTGGCAGGGGCCGCTGTGGCTTTCACCGGCTCTTTTTGGCTCGTGGGTGTGTTGCGCTACAAGCTGTTCCAGTCATGGCGTGATGCGAGCCGGGACCGAAGACCCTAGACTCATGAGAGCCGCGACAATTTTTGCTTTTGTCTCATCCGACATTTTCATGGTTTGAGCACTCTTCGAGAAAAGCTCTCGGGCAACTTCCGGGTTCCGTTCCATGAGAGCCGGCGCCAGCTTTTCAATAACGCTTGGCGGCATGCCCTTGGCGGCGTTGGCTGTCTGAGAAAGCGCCGAGACGAGGGCGTTTTTCCAGTTGCCCCCGATGACAGACGCTATGACGCCAGGATCAAGGCCACTGTCAGCTATATCGGCAGTGTTATCAGCAGTCTTGCTCCCGCCCAGCGCCGTCTGCGCTGTGTCCGTCATTGTGTTTTCGCGACCGAGACGACGCATCAAGCGATCACCTTCACCAGGAGCGGCAAGCACCGGCAGTTCGCGGCGCATGCTATCCGAAGTGAATTGGCGCGCGGCATCCGGGAGTTTGCCCTTGGTGGTTTCCGCATTGGCAATCTTGGAGTCAAAATAACCAACGCGCGCGGATTGCTGCGACTGTTCGTCAGGCAATGCGCCAAAGGTTTCGAGCGTATCATCCACGCGATTGCGGCCCCGCGACAACTCCCGACCTGTATCCACCGCGTCCACGTGCTGGGAGGCCGTACGATAAGCGTCACGCGCCGACGCGTACTGCCTTGACGTTGCTGCCAGAGCGTCGTCAAGCTGTTGCTGGACCGGCATCAACGCGTTTACCATTGCGCCCTGCCCGTTCTCCGTGGCCTTGCTGATCATCGCGTCGATGTTCGTCTTCGCGCGGAAGGCTTTCTCGACGTTCGTCACTGTGAGGTTGTCACTGGCAAGATAGGAGCGAGCCTCTATGAGAGCCTGGCGGATCGGGTCGCGGATGCTTGATTCCTGCGCCTCGATTGCGGATCGCGATGCGAGGTCCGTGGGCACATCCCCCCGCACCGTCGCGAGATTGTCCGCGACTGGCGAAATAGCCTTGTTAGCGCGATCCACTGCCGAGCTGACATCAATCGCCGTTTGATCTGCCGAAACGGGGGCGTAGTTTCTTGCCGCGTCTTCGGCCCGCTTGGAACTCAAAAGGGATTTGTACTGATCGGCGGTAAGAGGCGATCCAGAGGCGTCTGTGAGATCGGCCGCGACACGTCTTCCTTGATCCATCTGGCGGTTCAAAAGAGCATCGTAAACGGACTTGCGCGCATCGTTCGGTGTCCTGACTGCGGTTGACATGATTCGCTGCCCTGGCAACTCCAAGGCGTCTGCCGTCATAAACATGTTCTGGCCGTCGTCCTGCGCGCCCTGGAGGCGAGCGGCAACGTCATCAACAGTGAGACCGGAGCGTTTCAGGATAGCCGCCATGATCTTATCCTTGGCCGCCTCGGGGCTAAAGGATGCGGTTGCCCGGTCAAAGACCTCTTTGCCGCCAGCGATTAAGCCGGGAGTAACTCCACCAAGAACGGTCCCCGCGATGGTCCCAATGGCAGCTTTTTTCATTCGGTCTCTGACGCCTTCGCCCGAACCGAAACCTTGCGCCGCCGCGAGAGTGCCGCCATCCACCGCGCCGAGACCAGACATCTTCCAGAGCGAAGCGCCCTTGTTCGCGGCGTTTGCACTCAAAGAGAGGCCATTTTTCACTAGTCCGGCGCCCTGAACCATACCGCCGGCAAGTTGGCCTGTGAGGTGTTCACCAAAGCGATTCTCCGCGTCGGCCCGGTCCGTGGCGCGCTCTGTTGCGAGGTCCTTCTCAAACCGTTCATCCGGCGCAATCAGTTGCTTGCCTTGGCTGATGACGTTGTTGATCGGGTTGAGATTGGACAGCGTCTCAAGCGCAGCGGGAACCGAGGAATAGTTTTCAGGATTCAGCGGGCTCGTTCGCTTGCCAAGCGCTGCGATCTCATCGGCCATGCCAAAAGAAAGAGTGTCGGCACCTCCACGCACAAGCGTGTCGATCTTGCCGAGGGTTGTGTCGCGCTCGTCCTTTCCTTCTCCTTTGATGTCCCTGACGATGTTCTCGCCAAGCCAGCTACCAACTACACCCCCCGGGTTGGCATAGGACGCCAGATCGCCAGCTTTCTTGAAGTAGGAAAGTGCGCCAGGATCATCAGACACGGGCTTTGCAGCCGGCTCTTCCCCGCCCATGTGCTTCTTGAGCGCCTGCATAGCGCCCTCGGGCGTGTCGCCGCTGATCTTGTACTTTTTCCCGTCCGGGCCGGTGATGAGGTAGGTGCCCATTATTCCGGAACCTCCTCGATGGTGTAGCCGTCGATCTCGGCCTTTTTGGCCTTCATCTGCTTGCGGAATTCTTCAAGCGGGTTTGGAAGCTTGCGCAGTTCGCGGCGCGCTTCCTGACGGGTCATTTCGCCCATGATGACCTGATCGGCAATCTCGCCCTGCTGCTGCTTGTATTCCGCCATGCCGCGCATCACGCCAATGATCTTCTCATTGCCCCCGGGCTGGTTCCAGAGGCTCGGAAGAGACGACTTGAACAGTTCAACATCGCGATCCGACATCGTGCCGCTGCCCGGCTGGCGCTGCGTTGGGACAAGCTTATTGATCATCGCTTCGGCGGCCTGAAGGTCGTCGGCGCCCTCGAAATTGATGCCCCAGCGGGATACGGCAGCCGAAAGACCGGTGCCCATGCCGCCCTGACCCTTCAGGAATTCCTCAAGCTGGTTGATCGTATCGACATCGGCGCGGGCGTTGATACCCTCATCGGCCATGAGGCTGAACGTCTCCGCCTGCTTTTCAGCAAGCTTCTTGTCGAAGGCCCCTTCGGTCTTGTTGTCAATATTGATCTGGGAAGCACTGGACTTCCGACGCGCCTGGTCCCATTCGAGAGGCCCGAGGGGTTCGCGACCGGCGGCCTTCTCACGCGTTTCATAGAACTGGTACTCCTGGATATCCTGCGTCGGCTTGGTGCGCTCGAATTCGAATTTCTCCTTGTCGAGATCGAGTTTGGCCTGATCGGCGGGGGAGATCACAGACTTCTCTGCCTTATCTGCCTCGAACTTTTCACGCTCCAGATCCGCCTTGGACTGATCCAGCACCGATATTTGCTCTGGCAATTCGGCGACGATCTCGCCAGTGTCTATATCAACGACACGCCCATTGACCGTCGCTGTGTTGCGCTTCTTCGGCTCTTGCACGGTCTTGGTGCTGCCATCCGGGAGAAGATCGTAGACGCCCGTTGTGTCGAGTCCGCCGTCCTTCTCTTCCTGCTCCGTGAGGCGGCGGGCCTTGGGCGGGTTCTTGAGCTTGTCGATCTCCAGCCGGCCCTTTTCCAGGTCCATCTGATAGGCCGGATCGCTGCGCTTGCGCTCTTCCTCGGCAAGCTGGTCCTGCTGATCAAGGTGGCGCTTGAGGAAGGTCTGGGCGACCGCCTTCTGGCCCGGGGTCGCCCACGGGTCATTGAGGATCGTCATCGCCTGGCTGGCTTTTTCCGAGGCGACGGTGGACATGGCCTGCGCCACGCGAACCGTTGCCTTGGGCTTGGCCTCCATCGGATCGGTCTGTTCGAAACCGTCAGGCACCGGAACGACCGAGGCGTCTTTGGTCAGGTTGGGCTGGGCATCGAACGCCGTCGTCGCTGCCGGGTCCGCAAACAGGGCGAGCGCCTTCTGGCGGTGCCCGTCCATCTGGTAGTTGACCTTGTCGGCTACCGTGCCCGGAGCACCTCCGTTGGCCTCATCGGAAGCCCCTTCCCTGTCCACGCCGCCGGCATTGATGGCGGAGTAGATGTCCATGAGGCTCGCGCCTGGCTTCACGCCGGTATCGCGAAGATATTTGACGACTGCGCCATCCGGGCCAAGCTGTGAATTCAGCGGGTCATTCCAGTTGACGCCATACTTTTCCGCCTGCGGCTCGCCGAACTGGATAAGGCCGCGGTGCTTTCCCCATTTCGTCGTCGGGCCATCCTTGGTCGGATCGAACGTGCCAGCCGTCTCATACGAAATAGCGGTGGCGAGGTCTTCAGGCTTTACGCCAAGCGAGTCCGCTGCGGCCCTGATGCCGCTCTTGAGGTCGAGGCCGGCATAATTCTGCACCGATGCGCGGTCCCCCGTGCGGGCGTTCTCCATCGTGCCCTCGACAGGCGGCAAGGTGGTGTTGACCGGGTTTGTGGTCGCCGTATCGGGCACTGTGTCCGAGGCGGTCGTCGGTCCGAACAGATCGGACGCAAAATCGGCAAACGACTTGCTGGACGCGTCCGTTGCCGACTTCTCCGCCTTGTCGGCACGGCTCGACATGGCGCGGTAAAGGATTGCGTCTCCGATCGAGGCAATGCCCTCACCGAGGTTCTGTGGCGTGCCGCTGCGTCGGCCCATGGCAAGCGCCATAGCCCGCATCTGTTCCAATTCCTGCGGCGTGCGAGGCATGTTTTCGCCGCCGAAAATGAACCCCGCCATTAGGTGAGACCCCGCTTGTTTAACATGCCGAATAGGCGACCGAGCGGCGCGGTGGGGTTGTTGCCCGGGGCTTCCGGAAACGCGCCCTGCTTCTGCTGCGCCCGATAGGCTACAGCATCACCGACCGAAGCGATGCCGCTGCCGAGATCCTGCGGAGGCCGCATCATAGCCTTTGCAATCCGCTGCTTGCGGCTTGCCGGATCGTTGCCGTCGAAGATGAAATCAGCCATCACGCGGCCATCCTCTCACCGAGGCCAAAAAGCTTGCCATAATGCACCTTCTTGACGCCGTCTGGACCTGTCAGGACTGCATCGGGCCGCGTCTGCTCGACCTCTTGGGCCATGACGCCGACGTGGCGCTTTCCGTCATCGAACTTGCCCTTGTACTCGTAGGAGTAAATCGGGTGGCCTTCGACTTCGCCGACTGGCTCGATATCTTCCTTCACCCGCGCATCCGACGCCATGATCATGCTGCCGCCCAGACCGAACAGACCGCCAAGCAACGAGTTGCGCTGCTGTTGCTGCATGCCGTAGCGGCTCATCTGCTGGTCATAGTTCGCATTGATCAGACCAGCAGTGTCTGTCGTTGGGATTGTTGGCATATTGGCACCCTGGAAGTTGGGCTGCTGGACCTGACTACCGGACATGAGGCCGATGATTTCGTTGATCGGCTGGTTACGGTTGCTCAGCGCGGTCTGTTGCCCCGTCTGGAAGCTGTCCAACATGAACCTGTTGCGAGCATCGTCCGAGCCAGCGGTTAGGTTCCGCATTTCGCGGTCGTAGGCTTCCGAACCTTCCTTGATGCCTTGGTTCGCAAGACGCGTCCGTAAGGATTCGTCCGCCTGCGTCGATCGCTCTGAATTGAGTTTGTCGTAAAGCCCGCCGGCCCATTGCTCGTGCTCACCCGTATCGTAACTGAACGGTTTGTCCATATAATCCTGGAGGAAGCCGCTCTGAGATTTGGCGAGTTGGGAGAGATTCAGGCTCGTCTTGTTCTGCTGCTTGAGGATGTCCCGCTGCATCGGGTTGAGTTTGGTGATCCGCTCCATGAGCGGGATTTTGTACTTGTCGCCGGTATAGGGGTCCTTCCACTTGAACTGCCCGTTCTGGACGACCTTGGTCCGGCCATAGGGCGTCGTTTCGCTCGGATTGCCAAGCATGGCATTGGCGATAGCCGTGGCGACATTCGTCGAAGAGGATGCCGACGCGGTATCCTGCGGATCAGGCGGCTTTGGAGCCTTACTTTTACCCAAGGTTGTACCTCGCGAATTTGTTCGCTTCCCACGTTTCACGCGTCGTGACGAAGATGTTTTCTGCCCTGTCCCGGCCTCTGAGGCGTGGGATGCGATAATGTTCAGCCCCGAAGGCTTTCAGCATGCGGTGTTGCGCTTTGTCGTCATCAGGTACTCGCTGCACCACCGCCTGACAGCCGCAATCGACAAAGGGATAGCCATACATGATCTTGAGGACTGCCCGGGTCAGCCAGCCCTTTGCCCAAGCGGCCCCTGATATTTCGATCAATTCGGCGCTCGGATCGAAATTGTGGTAGACGAGACCCGCCGCCAACTCGCCATCATCAGTGATGCAGATGCAGTGGCAATTGCCGAACTCCTTGCCCTGCTCGGGCCAGATACGATCGGCCACGAGGCGAGCGAGTTTTTCCGTGTCGCCGCCTTCAGTGAACGACCATTCGATCATACAAAAACAGCGCCTGTCTCAAACACCACGTCCGTTGCGATCAGTTCAAATTCCGGCTTGGACGTGTATTCGCAAGTCACCTGAAGCTGCGGCGAGACCGCAAACCCGGACTGCCCGACCGATACCCATTTGGTGTAGACTTCCTGGTCTCCGCTGGAATCCCAACGCGCCTGGTCCCAGAGAGCATTATCCCATCGCGCGCCGTTGATGACGTTCGGACCTGCTGCTGGCGCCGCTGGAAGGCGGCTCTTGTAATTCACCGATGCCGAGACTTTCAGAACCGGCACGAATGAAGATTTGACCGTCACGCGGGCGGAATGGACCAACTTCGTCACGCCCGGAGTCTTCAGATGATCCGGCAAGCCAACGTAGGTGCATGTATACGGCTCGCCGTCGTCAGTGCCCCCGGTTTCCATGCGGAAAATCTTGCCCGTGCCGGAACCGAAATAAGCATTCCCGCCGTAGACAGCCAGACAGCGGGTATCGAGCCCGGTGAACTTTGCCCATGCCCCGGTTTCGATGTTGCAGACGAGGCAATAGTTATCGGTGCTCCCCGTGCTGGCCGGCGGACTGACGATCAGCATATTTGCCGATGCCCATTTCACTATTTCCCACGGGGCGCTGCGGCGGGTCCGGACAGCCTTCTTCCACTCTGGCTCGATATTCTTCGTCACCGCTGCGAGAGACAGTGCCGCCTCGTCCTTATCGACGGAAAGCGAAAGCGTAACGATGCCTTCCTCAACGGCAATGAGCGGATCGCCACCGGCATAGCTGGTGGCCTTGGAGCCGAGTGGCGCCGTGATCTTGTAGACGCCGACCTTCTGCCAGTTGGTCGCATCGCCCGGGTCGCCGCCCTGGTAGACCGCGACTTCGCCCTGGTTGCTCACAACGTACCATTTGTCATCCAGGCCGTCTCCAGCGTCCAGCGACCACGTCCCGCCAAAGACGAGGGAACCGCCCTGCTGCATGATGCCGGCGAGGCTGAACGACGTCAGTTCGCCGTCGATGGAGTCAACCGGCAGATACCAGACCTTCAGCGTGTTCTTTTCGACGTACCAGAGCCTTGAGGCATACACCCAGACGAAGGAAAACTTCGTCGCGTCCAAGTCGTCGCCAGTGAAGACATGCGCGGCCCATTCGGTCCCGTCGAACAATAGCGGCGTGTCCGTGCCGTTGACTGCAGACAGAAAATCGCCGCCGGCATTGCCGAACTGTGCCGTGGAATAGTAGCCGGACGTCTGGCCCTCGACGCTCTCGGGACGAAGAGCGCCGGTCAAATAGGCACCGGTGAGCGGATTTATGAGGTAGGCACCGGTCTCTGGATCGGTAAGGAAAAAATAGGGCGAGGAGATCGAGCTGTCCAGGACATTGCTGATCTCGATTATCGTCGTTGCCGTCGCGGCGAAGAACAGTTCCAGCGAGCCCGAGCGATAGGTGAACATGCTGATCACCGGTGCGTCCTCGATCAACGTGGCATAAAGCTGAGTGCCGCCCCGAACGCGAACCGACGTCTGCAACGGGAAGAAGTTCTCCAGCACGAGTGCCCCACCAGGCTTGCCACCGGCCAAGGGCTCGTCTGCTATCCATCCCCGAACGGGGGGAGCCACGGTATAGGACCGAGATTGCGCCCGCTGCTGGACCGCTCGCCTCATGGGTCAGACCTCGATTGTGCGTGGATAGGCGGTCGTGACATCGCGGGGCATCCGGGGCCCGCCGATACGCAACATTCTTGCGCCCCTGTCGCGCATGACCTCCCGGGCCAGTGCCGCTTCGTAATTGGCCATGTCCTCGGCATAGGCTAGGCCCTTGTTTGCCCGCCACTGCCAGATCATGCCAAGCTTCAGAACGCGCTCCTTGAGCCGGAAGGAATCCGTATCCGCCTCAAATTCGGCCTTGTAGGTGAAGCCGTCTTCCTCGGAGATGATTTCATTCGACTGGTAGAAGTATTTAGCCGTCGCCCCCGTCGCGAGCGCCGGCTTGATATGCATCTGCCCGCCGAAGATGATCCATGAATTGAGGACGAAGTCGAAGGCCGTTACCTCCATCCCAAGCCACTGGTTGAGGCTCTTGATTGGCGTAAGCGTGGTGGACAGGGTAGACGACCAAACGTCATCATCCACCAGCATCCGGTCATAGTTTTCAGGGAGATCGAAATCCTCCTGATCGCCGTCGCCTTCCAGTTCGCAGACTGTCGAGAACTTCTGCCATTCGTGGCCGGACGCGATCCGGTCGGCCATCTCCTGCGCAAGTGCAAGCAGTTCGACAATTTCCCGATCTTCATTGTTGATGATCGTGGCAGGTACGTCGAGCGCGATGACCTTGCAGACATCCTGGCAGACCGTGAGCAAGCTCATAATCAGGCAGCCTCGCCATTGAGATCGGCAGCAAGCTTGGCGTTCCATTCGTCGGCGAGAGCGACGAGTTTGGCATGGCCTGCCTTGTGATGCGGCGTCGGAGCGGCGTTATCCGCGAGCCATGCCTTGATGGCGTCTTCATCCCATTCCTGGAAGGGCGAGGTACTGTCTACCGGCGCGGTTGCCTGAGCAGGCGCTGTCTTGGACGATAGCACCTGCTCCATGCGTTCCAGCCGGTCGCGCAAAGCATCGTTTTCCTGCTGCATCTTGAGCAGGGCAGCGTTGTCAGTGCTCTTCTTGAGGAAGGCCGATGCCTGATCCTTGAGCGCACGGGCGCCCATGCCGAGCTTTTCCAGCAGCGCCCCATCGAGAGATGCCAGCGCTTCGACGGTGAACACGTTCACGCCGTTGAGCTCAGCGATCTTGAACGGGGCCAGCCCCAGCGCTTCGAGCGGCGTTCCCGCCTCGCGGAAATTCACGTGGCGCTTGAAAGCGTCGTAATGCTCCGGAAACTGTTCGGCATAGGTCATGCGCCGACCAAGCGACGGATCGAACGCGGAGCCTTGCGACTTGGCCGGCGCCACGAAGACATTGCCTTTGTCGCCGGCAATGCGAATCTTGACGTATTCGACGTCTTCGAAAATCGGGCGGCTTTCCTCTACCGATCGCTTCTCGTTCTTGGCCGCCTCAAGATAAAATTCGGCGTGGAGGTGATGATTGTCCTGGCTGAGCGTGCTCATTGGATGTTCCTTGTCGTTTCTGAGACGGTGCGATTGACGAGGAAGCAGGAGGCGATCTGCCCGGGCTGCTCCCATGCTATTTCGGCCCCGATGGACCGGAATTGCTCTGCCCACCACGCGTGAGGGCGAACGGTGCAATGGAGGCGCTGGTGGATGACGTCCCCGAACTTGTCCTGAATGGTGGAGATCTGGAAGAAGACGGAGCCCGCCACGTCCATGATGTTGGCGAGAACCGTGGGGACGTCGTCAGTCGGAATATGCTCCATGACGTCGGTGCAAAGCCCAAACGGCGCGCGCATCGGCATCGGGCGCGTCAAGTCCCATTCGAGGAAGGGAAGTTCTCTGGCTTCGTCATCTCGGCAGTTGTCGGCAAAATCCACGAGGAATACGTCATGGCCAGCCTTGCGCAGCGCCAGCGAGGCCCGGCCGGTGCCGCATCCAAAATCGACGATGAGCCCTTTGGGCCGCGCTATCTCTAGAAACAACGGAACGATGCCTTCACCGGGCGAGACGTCGCGGTATCCGTCGAATTGCCACATGAGGCGGTATTTGTCGCGCTCGGTGAGGTTGACAGGCGGCGTGTTGAACATGGCCGGCAGAAGACCGTCACCATGAACCGTGATAGCGCACCCCTCTTGCTTGAGGGCCTGCGCCGTGATCTGGAACTTTTCAGCCTGCGCCTTCATCGCCACGCTGACGGTGTAGGACTCTCCTGCCCACTCGACTGCAAGCGTCGGAATAAGCTGGTTCATTGGCTGAGAATAGGCGTGGCTCTCGTTGCCGCGATGCGAAGAGTCGTAACCGAAGCAGTGCAGAGTCCTGAACCCGAGAACATAGGCCAGGCAGAGCGCTGAGTTGCCGACCGAGGCGCCGCCGCCGACGAGGGCGTAGCCGCCGCGCCATCCGATTTTGTCGGGGAAGAGACCCTCCATATCCTCAATGGCGAGATGCCAGAGTGTGGGTGGGATTCCCAATGCTGCTATGGCTTCGATCGTCGAATAATCAACCTGTGAAGCGACGAGATGCCGATGCGCCAGCGGATCGACGAGCGAGGACGTCTCCGGCTTGGCATCCGCCATGACCTGATAGTCAACGGCTATTCCGTTCTCGCTGAGATATCGTGACGCCGCGTTCATGGCGAAGATAACCGCGCCGTCTTCTACGAGCGCTCTGATTTCGTCTAGATGCTCCGCCAGCGAGGGGCCGCCACCTACGAGCACCGCCACCTGAGCATGAGGGGCTTCAAACTTGACCCATCCCAGCGGGAGAGCGGAATTGCGCCGGATGTTGGCATGAAGCTCTTCGTCCGGTGTGTTACAGAGCACGAGCACCGGGATAATGAGCGGCATTTCGGCATGCGGGTTCTGGATCTGCATCTGGTAGATGTCAGAGGAAGGAGCGGTCATGCGGTCTCCAAATATGAGAGGGGCGATCCGAAGACCGCCCCTATTGTGACGATCAACTGATGTCGGAGGGATCGTGCATGCGATTGATCGCAATCGCGACCGTGGTCACGTTGGACTTGGCAGACGCCACGGTACGAACCACCGCGCCCTGGATGACCGTGCCAGTAGCGACCGCGACCGCGAGACCTGCCGCAGCACCGAGACCCGCACCGTCTGCGAAGGAGACGGTGTTTGCCTTGGTTGCGACGGCGAGACCCGAGATCTGATACCAGCCGTACTGATCCACAATGTTGGCCGACATTGCGACAGCCAGCGGGCGGGACGGGCCGGTAACGGCAGACGTATCGAGCGCGGTCAGAAAGCCATCGTCGTAGTTGACGATACTGCCGACCACAGTCGAGCCGATGCCACGGAGATAGATGAATTCGCCCACTCCGAGGGTCGGGTCTTTCGCCCGGACGATGAGCCCGAGCGTGTGCTTCTGCGTGGTGGAGGTGTCCCCGATCTGCTGACCGAGGAGAGAGTTTTCAGCGATAGTGAAAGCCATGATGTTGATCTCCTTCGATCACGGGCTGGAGTCGTAGAGCTTGGCCATGTGGAGGGGATTGTTCATGACCAGATTGCCCATGAGGCCGATGTGCTGGACAATGGCATCCTGGTTGATCGGAGCCTGCTTACCGCCGAACTTCGTGAAGTTCCGCTGCTCGTTGTAGCGGTACTTCAGCGACTTGGAGTCGATGAAGTAGGTGGTGTTCGCAGGCATGGCGGAACCGATGCCGCCCTCCAGAACCACGTCAACGGACTTGCCGGCGCCGTAATACTTGAGGTTGGTGAAGCCCATCTTGCCGAGATCGTTTTCGTCATTGATGCGCTGGATCGCCACCGTCGCCGCCGTGTAGGCGGTGTAGTGCTCGACGCCGGCCACGATGAGGTTCGGACCCTTCGGACCCCTGTTGTGCCTGATCATGATCTGGTCAAACACGCTCTTGACGGTGGTCGATGTAATGCCGGTGATGCCGGAGAACGCCGAATTCACGTCATAGGAGCCCGTGCGCCACTGGGCGTAATCCACGCGCGAAATGCCGCCGTAGAGCCCGCTGGACGGGGTCGTCGGGATTGCCATCTGAAGCCCGCCGATCTGGTTGGCCGCCAGGCCATCGGAATGGAGGTCTTCGACGAAGCGATCCTGCAGTTCCTGCTCAGCCGCGTCGATGTGCGTCTCCATGACGTCCATGATCTGGTTGGTGCCGGAATTCTTCAGGATTTCCTCGCCCGAGAGAGTGACCGAGACGGCCGCCATCTTGGGGAGGAATTCAGCATCGCCGATGAGTTCGGCGGGCTGCGGGTTGAGGTACTGGTAGCCCGCATAGCGGACATAAGTACCGGATTCGGCGTAGAGAAGTCGCTCGCGGATCGTCGGACCCGAAAAGGACTTCCACTGGCCGTTTTTCTTCATGGTGTAGAGGATGACGTTCGAATTCGACACAAGGTCGGAATAACCCTGAGACCGATCTTCAAGCGCCAGCGAAAACGCCTCTTGCAGGCGCTCGTTGCTGTTCAGTGCCATTGCACATGCTCCTTAGAGAAAGGTTTGATCACAGGCCCAGCGAAGCGAAGGATCGCTCGATGGCTTCCCGTGCAGAGGATGGCGGCTTGCGTGTCACCGGGTCTGAACCGGGCGCTGGCGCACCAGACAGTGAGAGTTGACCTTTGCGCGTCTGAGGAGCTGCGGTCTGCGTTGCTGCCGGAGCAGCGGGTGGAGGAGCCATGACCGGGGCGGGGTTGAGCCGCTCTGCCAGTTGGTAGGCTTCCTTCAAATCTGAGGTCTTCCCGCTCTTGAAGAAGAAGACGATGTCTTCCGCCAGTTCTTCGGCGCGGGGATGAGCCGGGTCGGTCCAGAAGGCTTCGACCTGATCAAGCAGCGCTTTTTCCTGCTGCGATCTGATCGTCGTGGTGACGCCGCCAACCTGCTTTTTCAGGTCGGCTATTTCGGCCTTCAATTCGTTAACGTAGTTGTCGGCCTGCTTCGAGTTTTCGTCCGCCGGCTGACCCATGACGTGCTCGGCGATCTGTCGAAGCGAATAGCCGGAATTGCGGCTGATCTGGTCGAGGCCCTTCAACAGGTCGGTTTCCAGAAGCTTTTCGATGCCTGTGTAATGGGCGAACACTTCCTGGAACGTCTGGCCATTGGCCTTCAGTTGTTTGTCGAAATCCCGGTACGGCTCGTAGGACTGACGGTATTGCTCGATGCCGCCTTCTAGTTCGCGAATGGCGCGCGTCGTCTCGGCTTTGACTGCATCCGGCGCCGTCGCCCACGCTGCCTTCGCATCGGCCGAAAAGCGCGTAGGAGCCTCACCGAGTGCTGTTGCTGGCTTTGGTGGCTCGGTGGCCGGCTTGACCTCGACTTTCGCCGCAGGGGCCGCCTCTGCCGCCTTTTCGATGGCCTTGAAGGTGCCATCCGGGTTGCGTTCGCGGCCCGATTGCGCTTCTCCGCCTTCGACGGTCTTTTCACCCTGCTCACCGGCATTCATTTTCTCGAATGCGCGCGCGATGGCGTCCCGGGACGTTGGGGACGTTCTGGTTTCCGTCGCCGCCGGTGATGGCTGATCGGCTACTTCGGGGCCACCCCCCTGCGAGCCGTTGTCGATAGGCATAGGCGCGGCATCCGCCGCAACTGTAATTGCTTCGTCGGTCATGTTTTACCTGTCTGAGAGGTTGCGGAGTGTTAGGCGCCCAGTCCCGCTTTGCTGAAGGCCCTGCCAACGGACGCCTTGATGGCCTTCCGGTCTGGCTTGGGCTTCTTGAACGGTTTGGGGTTCATGATGCTCGGGTCGTTGCCGACTTCGGCGTATCGAATACCTTCCTTGTTCCCGGAGGGCTTGTAGGTGGCGCGCATCGCAGCCTTGCTGGTGTAATACCGACCGTCCACCATGCTTTGCGTTGGTTCGATCGTATCGCCGATCAGCATGGGAGCCGGCAGATCGGACGCGGCATAGTTTCGCTCCGGCATGCAGTTGCCTGGCCAGCGATCGACGTCATGCCAGCAGCCGCAAACCCGGCAAAGACGTTCACGCGACACGGCTGGCAATCTCGCCGATGCGGGAAACGAGATCGGCGCCAGACGCCAGGCCATTGCAGGCCTCAACCATCTCCGCCTTTATTTCTTCCGTCCACGGAACGCGCTTCAGGCCACGCAGTTTGAATTCCTCATTGGCGACAACTTCGCGCATGCCGGTGCGGTCGTATCCCGCCGCGTTGTATTTCGGGAGCGGCGCGGTGGTCGCTGGCTTATGAGTGGTTTTCTTCGTCATGGGTTCTCCGATCAATAGACGGTTACGAGCGTGCCGGACCCGGACGTGAAGCCCTTGATCTTGTAGGCGTAGCAAGCGCCGGACAGGACTTCGAGTGCGGTTGACGAGCCGTTCGCCCATGTCACGGTTACCGACCCGGTCACGTTCGAATGAAAGGCGCGGCACGTGTCGAACAGCGTTGGGGAGGCGGTTCTGGCAACGCCACCCTCAGCTGGAACGATTTGAGATGCTGGGGGAAGATCAGCCATTGTTCATAAACTCCGGTCTTGATTGTGCTGCCTTGGCGCTGGCGGTAATGACTGCCGCGCCGGCCTGCTTGTTGATGCGTTCGATTTCCGCGTGGATCTTGTCGATTTCCGCTCGGGTCTTCTCAAGATCGGCCGCCGATTGCTGCTGTGCCGCGATGGCCTGTTGCCGCTCGGTTTCGAGCGTGGCGCGGAGTTCTTCGACCCGCATTCCCATTTCGTTTGCCTGTGTCTCTGCCTTGAGGCGGGCCTCTTCTTGTTTGGCCTGCATTTCCTGCGCTTTGACTTCAGCATCCGCCTTTGCCTTCTCGGCGACGGGATCGGCCTTCGGCTCCTGAGTGGCGCCCTTCATCTGCTCAATGAAAGTATCGATCGAAGCTTCCAACTGGCGGCCGGCGCGGAAAGGCGCGACCGCGAATTTCAGCACCTCGCCCGCGAATTCGGCCGTCTGAGGCTGCTGCTGCACCATGGGCGACAATTGAGCGAGCGCCGTGCCCATTGCTGTCAGGAACTCCGTGGTGCGCTGCTTGGCCGTGTCCTCGTCGGCCTGGATTGTCGAATCTGTCTCGATGTCCAGAGCAAACGGGCGAAGGCGCTCGTTCCTGAGAAATTCGAACACCTGCTCCATCGTCACGGTCTGGCTGAGTTCCTGCTTTTGCTGATCTGCCTGAGCGAGCATCTGCTGCGCCATTTCGGGGTTCTGCTGTGCCTGCTGCATGATCTGCGGATTGGCTTTTGCCTGCGCAATCTGCTGATCAATCTGCATGATCTGCTGCTGCACTTCCGCCTGCGAAGGGGCGCCTTCATACTGCGAATACACCATCAGCGATTCCGGCGAGAAGTTCTCAGCCATGATCTCGCCAGAGATGCGCGCCACGTCACGAGCGATGCGGATAAGCTCTTCCTGCCTGTCACGAATGCGGACAGAACCATACTGGCTCTTGAGTTGCTGCGCGCCGAGCGTCTCGTTCGGATCGCTGGCGCCGCGCATAATGTCGGACAGGCCCGTGATCTGGTAGACGTCTTCGATCATCTGACGGCGCAGTTCGATCAACGTCTTGATGACGCCCACCACCTGATCGACCGGCATCCATATGATTGCGTCTTTGAGGCCGGCCCCAAAAGCCGCCACGCTTGGAACTGGGATTAGGAGCGCGTTGTTGTCGGTCTTCTTGATCGCCGCTTCGATGGCTGACGCGACGTCTTCCCCGCCGGCCGCATAGAACCCTTTGAGCCTCAATGACTCGGCAAGCGCTGATATGCGAGCCGTGAACTCGTTGATTTCCTCGATCTGGTCCTTGTAGAAGACAAAATCAGGAACCGGGTTCAGGCTCTCGCGCTCGATCGTGCCATAGGCGGGACGAGGGCACGGGAAGAACTTCTCGATTTTGAGGAATGGCGGCTGGATATCCAGCACGTCATCCGGGCCTTCCGTGACCCAGACAACGACATTGTCGGTCTTCGACCAGATCTCGATGACGCAAGCCTTCTTGACCTTCGAATGGGTCTCGCCGCTCTTTTCATCCTTTTTGGTCGAAAACTTGATTTTCGTTGTGTCAACGTTAGGGAAGCGGCGCTTCAGCTTCTCGGAGGTCAGATAAGTCCTTTTCCCGACCCAGCCGACTTCTTTCCACTTGCGCGCCCATTCATGTAGGAAGTCCTTGCGCGACAAGTGCTCATAGCAAATGCGCTGATTCCCGCCCTCTTCGTCCTCTTCGAACTTGACCCAGATTTGACCCCGGGCATTTGTCGCCAGGTCGTCACGAACGCCCTTCAGGCTCTCGTGCAGGTCCTCCATGTCGAACGACGTGTTAAGCGACCGTTCCAGCACTTCGGACCCGTGGCGGATGAGTTCGGCACCCTTGCGCTGGTTCTTGAACCTGCCCTGGACAACGGGCACCGGCGGGCGAGCATAAATGGAGGGCTTCAAGACTTCCAGATTGGCCCAGAACATCTGCATTTGCCGTTCGCCGTTGGCACCGCTGAGGCGCTTCAGGTCGGCATATTGCTTGTCGATGCTATCGCACTTGGTGTTCCACTCGGCAAACGCCTCTACGGATTCCGTCACCTTCTCAAGCCACGGCGCGGCCTTGCGGAAGTCGGCATACTGATCCGCCGGCGCGCTCGCTTCGGTCGCGAGTCCGGTCTCTGTGGTGTCTGCCATCAAAGCTTGATCCGTGTTTTGGTCTCTGGCTCAGGTGGCCCCGGAAGGAAAACCGTGCCGAGCGGCGGAGGAGCAGGCCGTCTTTCGCGCTCCGGCTTGATCCATGGTCGGGACATGCAGGCGTAGCGGACTTCGTCGGCCGGATGGTCTTCCATATGTGTATTCAGGTCTTCCGGGCGATCCTCGTCGTGCTGAAGCGCTGGTATCGTGCGAATGGCGTGGACGCAGGTGCTGAAGAAGAACAACATGGGACGGCCATCGTCGTCGCCATCAAGGCGTCCGCGCATCTGATCCCAGCCACCCATGGCACCGCGAGCCGTGACGCGCTTGTTATCGGCCGGGCGGAATGTTGAGCCCTTTTGACTTGGCGTGCCCCGCTGCATCATCTCGGCAATCGACGGGCCGCCATCTTGAGCAAATGCGGACGGGTCCAAGACCCCATAGGCTATCGGGTCCGGGCCATCCATGACACGTACCGTCGCCCCGACCTTGTCGGCTGTCAGTTTGAGGCCTTTGTCAGGCTCGAAGCGTCCTTCTGCGTCTTCCTTGATACCGTACCATTCTCGATACCGAACGAGCGCGCCGCGCGGGATGACAATACCTGGCCCAGCAATGAAGTCGTCGGATGCGACCGCATACCAGCCGAATGAAAACGGTTTGGCGCTACCCCAGTCCCCTGCCCTGAACCGCAACCAATGTTGCGGTATCTCAAAGGGCCTTAGAACGTGACGATCTGCCCTGAAATTGTCGAAGAATGCGCCATCGACCGTATCCCAGTCACCATCCCTCATCGCCCTGACGAGTGATTCCGAACCAAGGCCCTGCAGTCGAGCGTCGTAGCCTGGATCGTCAAGCATCATGGTTGGGTTGTCTTCCAACCTGGCAGGAATGAACTGCCGAAGCATGCCTCCTTCTGTGTTCGCTGCCTTGTAGACCGTCAAAGGCCGGCGACCGTCGATGAACGTCGTCTTGACGAACTGATGGCCAATGCCGCCCGGGTTGGCCCCACTGATGATGCGCGGAAACTTGCCCTTGTATTTCTCCGGAAGAGTAATGCCGGTCATGCGAACACGATTGCGCAGGAAGCGATAAATCTTGTCCGTGAAGTGGGTCAGCTCATCGACGAGCAGCAGATGAATTTCCGCGCCCTGATATTTGAAGCGGTCCTTTTCGTCCTTGCAGTGGCAAAGGTAGATTTTCGAGCCGTTCCAGAAGCGGATTTCATCCTCGACGATGGTAACGAAGCCGCACGCCACCCAACCGGCAAGCATCGCGCGAAAACCCTTCGGCCCTTCCATGTGGTTCTTGATCAAGTCGTCTCGAATGCGCCGGAACAGGTAGACCTGAAGGCCGGGTATCTCTGAACACCAGATCACCGATGCTGTTCGCATAAGGTGACTCTTGCCGCCGCCGGCTGCGCCACCATAAAGGATCTCGGTCGCATCGCTCTGGAGCGCCGTCATCTGCTTGGGATGCAGATTGACGTCGATCGTGGCGTCAGCCTGCGTTGCCATTGAGATTGATCGTTGGCACTAGCGAGACGGCGCCACTGTGTTCTACATCCTGTTTGTCGCGCCAATCGTCCTTGCGGCGATTCTTCAGCCAGTTGAATGCTGCGCCAGCATCAGGTGGTACGTGCTCGACCGTATCAGCCCGAACGATGACGCCCTGAAACTGAAAGACCTTCTCGCTTTCGAACGAGTAACCAACAGCGCGATTGTACAGCGCTCGCTCCACTCGATCGTCAGCCATATCCTTTCCGACCTTGACTGCCTGACAAAATTCCTCGTGTTGGTTCTTCCAACGATAGATCGTGCGGGTGTCAACCTTGAAGAAATCAGCCAGTTCATAGTCAGTGGCACCGAGCCCGCAAAGCTTTGCTGCTTGTTCGGCATACTCTGGTTTGAAGTCGGTTGGACGTCCTCTGGTCTTTGTCATTGTTCCCTCGCCGGTCTGAGCGGCTGCGATGTTGGAAGTTCCCGCCTGCATGGCTTACAACGGTTGGTAATGCCCTTTGGCGCCCCGTTGCTTTCTGAGAGACGAGCCATGCCTTCGCAGCATCGCGGGTTGGGTGCTGGGTGAGGACGGCGCCTAATGGATTGAATTGAAACGTGACTAGACCGCCAACCCCAGCCCGGACTTCTGCAACAGGTAGAGCAGCGCGATAAGGGCGACGATGACCTTGAGGATCATGTTGATGGGATGGGGAAGGCCCATGATGTCGATGAGCCATACGGCAATGAGGACGACAACCACGAGGATGAGGAGGAGAATCAATAGATCGATCATGTTCGTTCCTTACCTGTCGCACGCCGTCCACATCGTAAACCCGCCTGCATACTCCATGCGCCCGTCAGAGCGGATGAGGAAACGCTGGGTGGTCATCTTGAGGATGCAACGGACTTTAGCGTCCTTGGGCTTGCTGAGCGTCAAGGGAGGCGTTTCAATTGTTGGGTTGGGAGCGGCTGAAACGATGAGCGCTGAAATGGCGAGGACGAAGATGGTCGAAAGCACAATCCAGGTTATCGTGTTGGGAGGCGAGTTCCACCATTCTTTCATCCCAGCAGCCGCTCCAGTTCCGCTACATCGTCCTCTATGCCAAGCCAGACTTCGCGGGGCGGCTGAACCGGCTGGGTCATGCCGCTGATATCTCTGGTTTTATCGGCAACTCTGCCCTCGTAACCGGCAGGGTCACCGAATATTGCGACCCCGTCGCCCATGAGATACCCGAAGACATCCGTGATGGGCTGGGGATCGTGGATCATGTCAAAACCAATCCGAGCCCTTGAGGCGGTAGGTATCAACCGTCTTGCCCGCGCCGTTCATGACGAACACGACGCCAGTGTCGATCGTGCAGTAAGTGCCGTCATCCATGGTGAACCCGATCTGCATCGGAATATTCGGGTTTCCGGCTTCCTGTGACGGAGCCCTCTCGTACATCACGTTCCGCCCCTCGTAGAGCCGGACCGCGTCTTCTCCATAACCGTCGCCAGCCGTCTTCGTAACGTTCTTGATAGTGAACATCTGCTTCATCCTTCTTCGTGCTTCTGGTGATCCGCGTTTGCCCGCGCGGCCGGGATACGACAAAACCCGCGCTGTGTGCACGGGCTCATGTTAAAGGAATGTCGGATTTCGAACTTGGCGGGCGAGATATGTCAGGACGGAACGGCCGAGATCCCCCGACCTTCACGACTTGCGCCGCCGTCCTGAACTGTTGCCATGGATGCTAAGGTGTCTTGTCATCCATGCTAAAGGCTCCGGAATGGCGAGAGGAGCTTCCGAGGTGAACGACCGCGTGGCACGCGACGTATCGAACAGGCTTCCGGCTGCCCTTGCTCCAGCAGTCCTACTGCACGCCATTCCGAACTGGAGCGGACTGCCGGAATCGAACCGGCCTTGACTGCTTGGAAGGCAGATACCTCGCCTTGAAGAAGGCCGCTTATGCTTGGCGATCGACCGCAGACTTGAACTGCGAACCTCCGGTATCGGAGACAATATCTCTCAAAAAGCCCGCAACTAGTGCCAGCCGAGAAGCAGCCCGTGACGAATCCTCAGACAGCCGCAAATCAATTGACGAAACAATATCGGATAACGTGATGTTATGCAAGATGGCCTTCACCGCCGTTCACCCGGCGCGTAAATTCGCCAATCAAGCCGCGTCTTCACAATCTCTGGCGACGGCGTGTCATGATGGACAACGGTGGAAACCAGTAGGCGTCCCGTCACCAGCAAGCGAAGCCGATCGAGCAACGTGAACTCGAAGTGGCTGTTAGTGCACATCCAGCCTTCGAGCGCGTCAGTGCCCTCTGGCTCTTCGCCGAGGTGATATCGGAAGCCAAATTTCCGCCAGACCCGCTCACGGATTGTCGGGACGTGAATGGCGACGTAACCTTCTGCTCTGTCATTCATCGTTTTCTCCTAGTTCAAGAGGTCGAGCCCCAGCATCTTCCGCATTGCCGGCGACAGTTCTTTCGCCGCCGCCTGTCCTGATGGGCTTCGGGCCCATTCGTCGCTCTCTTCCTTCGTCGCATCAAATTCGCCCGTGGCTACCCGCGTAGCAAACTTGGTGAACCCAGCCAGCGAAAGCTCGGTATAAAGTTGAGTGATTGGACACGCATATGTGTCGGCGTAATCGTCAAACTCGCCGGTAGCGGCGCGCTGCGCGAACGCTTCATACTTCTCGGCGTTCTCGGGCGAGGCTATCTCGGCCACCTTACGAAGCTCCGCAGCTAGTTTGTCTCGCGTTCTGTGCATCTCCGTCATGCCGCCTGCCCTCCATCAAACAATTCGCTGTTGCTCGGGACGGTAAATGTCCCTGCCACGTCCAATACGCCAATAAATTTCTTGAGCCGGGGATCGACCTTGGCCTGCTTTCTCAGTTTAGCGCGGGCATTCTTGCTCTGAGCATCGAACTTGGCGTCATATTCCGCCTCAACCGAGCGGATGGCCATCATGTCGAGGATGTTCATCGGCAGAGCGCCACCAGAAGCCGAGCGAACAATGCCAGAAACGCCGTAAGTGCCGGAAAGCTTATCCCAGTCTTGGGGATCGCGAACGAACACGTAGCCCACCATGAGGGCAAAGCGGCGAATCTTGTAGAGGTCCGTGTGCCGTCGATCCCGCACAAGGCGTTTCTCGGTGGGCATGTAATAGTCAAAGCCGCGCTCGTCCAAGGCCCGCTCAATGGCAGACAGGTCGTGCTTGATGTTCGGGACTATGCGGTAGCCTTTCCCCCTCGCCTGCCCTTCCTTGTCCAGTGTAGTGGATTCCACGACGAACTCACGGCGAGGAAGTTGAGCGCCTGGCGCAGTCTTGATGGCAAACCACTGTCCCCAGTTTAGCATGGGCATTGCCGCGCGGCGACGGGCAACCATCTTATCGAACGGCTCGATGTCTTCTCTTTGCGTCATGCTCTCACCCTTGGGCAATCGATGATGGAAATGCGGGCGATCTCCCGATTCACCTTCTTGATCGCCCAGTTTACTGTGGACGGGTCGCGCCCGAACATTCGAGCGACTTCGGACTGATTGTCAATCTTGAGATACAGCGCGTACATGACGTAGGCGCGGATCGCGGACATCCGATGGGAATGGTCTTGCACCATCACGTCGTCGAAGGTGATGCCGGGGAAATTCTTTAGGACAGAACCCACCACTTCCGGGCGTGAGTTGTGAAGATCAAGGCCCGGTTCAATATCTGCCCACTTTGGCCAACTCTTTGCCAATGCTCGGAGACTTGCAATTCTTGTCCGCTCGGCCTTGCGCTCTTTTGCAATCCGTCGCCGTTCCAAGACGGCACGTTCGGCTGCATCAGCTTGCGCAAGACGATACGCGGCAATGCGGGCCTTCTTTTCGGCTTCCGTCTGTCTCTTGCGGTCTCGCTCCAACTGTTGGGCGCTGGCGCTGGAATGAGGCCATAGCCGCTCGCGGACGGACGCATAGTGATTGTGCTGGCGGAGGGCTTCTTGGTTCATTGCTTCCATCCCCATTATTTTCCGCTCACTATTCTGGTCTGAGTTATCCTTGAAGGCGGCTCGGGGCGACGTTTCTTGAGCGCGTCGAGCTTTGCTTGCATTTCCGGATCGACGCCGCTATGCGGATGGCTTTTCGAAGCTACTGACGTCCCTGAAGTCACTTGCCGTGTCAGTTCCTTGATCCGGTCCTTGACGGCTGGGTCAGCCCGCTCGATAGCAATCATATCCCGGCGGCGATCATCCTCGGCCCGCTCGAAAAGCCGCGAGGCCTCAACCCGGAGCGATGCTCTCTCGGCGAGGAATGGCCGGATAATCTCCCTCGCATGGCGAGCAAACTCAGCACACGTCGGCATGAACTGCCCTGTGTGGTTTTCGACGCGGCCGGAGAGAAAATCGTTGGTCGCTTCCGATACGGCCCAAGCCGGGAGATCGGAGCAGGCCAGTTTGAATTCCCCGGCAAACTTTGCGAGATCGGTTTCCGGCTGGGGTCGAAGTTGACCGCGAAGACGCCCCGCCGCGTCCCGAACATCCGCCGTGTCGCACGCCGTCAATGTCGTCTCGATCTCGGAAACACGCTTCGAAATCTCCCTGGCTCGCTGGCGATAGCGCTCTGGAAGTCGATCGAAAACATCACTCGGAACGAGGTCAGAGATCATCAAAAGCCTCCATCAATTCCTGATGAGCAGATTTTTTTGGCGCGACAGCGCGTTTAGAAAAAACGTTAGTTTTTTCCTTGATGGTTATGAAAGGATGGCATCCCTCAAGCATCGTTTGAGCATCACCTTTTTTTGTTGATTTCCAACGGGTTGCGGCAGCATCGCTCGCCTTCTGCTTTCTATCGACCGCCAATCGCCTCTCTTTCTTGAGTCTTTTTTGCACCCACATTTTGCTGCGCCCGTCTCTCCTCCAGAAGGCCATGACGATGCGCTTCATGCCCGTCCATTTTTCTTCGGTGACGCCGGCAATCCGCGCCAGCATGTCGTCATCATCCGGGAGGGAATTGGTCGGGGCCTTCCACGCGGCCATCAGCAGGAGGAGATATGCGCCATGCTCTTCCGTCTTGAGGTGGCGGGTGTCCCGCTCGTAATCCTCGACCCAGAACGGCATGTAAGGGAGGCGGCGCTGTTTCATACGCCCCACTCCAGCTCAACCTTGACCCTGCCGTGGCGCTCGACTGGGCCGCGATGATCAACAACAATATCCCATTGGCTATCATCGACGCCGAGCGCCAGCGCCAGCCCGTCTTGAGCAGCCTTGATCGAGGCAACCAGGTTGTCAGCGTCACGTGAGCGCTTGTCGGGCGGCGAGAACACATAGCGAGCCTTAACCAGACCGCTAGCCGCGTTCTTGAGCCCGGCTTCGAGCACCGTGTTGTAGGCATCTTGCTTTGCCTTGCGCTTGGCTTCGGCTAGAGGCCGCCAATGCACGCGAGCATTCGGAGACAATTTTCGATCTGGCCACGGTAGGAAAAGCTCTGCCTTAGTCATTCTGCGCCTTCGCCCTATCAAGGGACTTCTGGTAGTCATCGCGAATGTCCTGCATCATCTCCAGTCCGCGCTGCTTGCTGTCGATGTCGCCTTCAGGCCACGGCTTGGCCTTCGTGCCATGCGTCCTGAGCCAAGTGGCGCGGGAGTCGATCTGGCCGTTCAGCCAGTCTATTTTCTCGGAGACGTTGTTAGGCACCCTTGATTGCCTCCGGAGCGTTGTCGTTGCGCTCGAATAGACGGCAGGCCGAGGCGTGATGAGGAATGAGCCTATTGGCCTTGTTGAGGATAGGCCGCGTGCAGCGGGCCTTCTTTAGCTCGCAAGGGCTGGACTTGTGCTTTTTGCCAAAGTGCCCCGGTGCGACTTGGTACTTTTCGTAGATGCCGTCTTCAATCTTGCGATGCTTGATGAGGCACCAGAACACACACTCCCGACAAGTAGCGCCATCGGGGCCGGTGCCTGCGATATGCGCTTGGCCAAGGAATGTTGCCGCGATAGCCGCATGGGCCGGAACCGGCTTTAGGCCTTCGCTGAACAAAAGATGCTCTGCCATGTCATGCTCCTTCGTTTCAAAAGGGCCGCCGCGCGAGGGAGGTGACGCGACGGCCGTTGTGCAGGAAGTTGCGTGCTCTCTTGCGGGGGAGACTTCCTGCTGGATTCAGCGGGGCCAGGGGAGTAGCCTCGCTGAAGCTGGTTATTTCGAGCCGGCGGCGCGCTTCCTGATTTCGTCGGAGAAAGTGTCCACCGACCCGCTGGCGGCATAGGCGACGGTGCGGTTCGACATTGACCGCATGGCCGCGTCGTAGCTTCCGGGGACCATGTTGAGCGTCTGGCCAGCATTGTTACCGAGCGAGGCTCCTTGTCCGAAGGCGTCGAAGTTGGCGCCGATGAAGACGACGTCGAAGTTCTTCGCTCGCATGTCGTCAAGCATCGCCTTGGCGGCGTCCTTCTTGACTTCCTGGCTGGAGTTTTCGGCGCCGTCCGTGATGATGACGATAGTGGCCTTGGACGGCTTGTCGTCGCGGACCTTCGTCACCAGCTTGCCGATCGCGTCATAGAGCGGGGTGCCGCCGCGCGGAGCCGCTTCGTCGCTGGTGAACCGGTTCCAGTCGCCCGCCTTCACGTTGTCGCGGATCGTCTCAAAGTGATTGCCGGTGTCGAAAACGGAAAGCGTGATCTGCGTCTTCTTGCCTTCCTTGGTCTTCGCAAGTTCCTCGACATAGGCGTTCACCGCGCCGACGGTTTCATTCCAGTTGATTTGCATGGACCCTGAACGGTCCAGAAGCATGTAGGCTTTCATTTCAGTCTCCTTGGTTTTGGTCACTCTTTCGTCTCCTGAGTTTTCTTCCCAGCCGTCATGCCGATCGGCCGTGATTTGGGTGATATCCAGCCGTCTTCTCCGCTGCTTTTCGAACAGCTACGGCTACTGAAAGATCCGCGAAGCGACCTAGATGAATTAGCTTCCCGCCGTTGCGGATTGAGACCTCATAGGCTCCGCGATCGTCTCGCCAGCGCACACCGTGCGTGCCGGTGCGGTTCCGCTTGTCAAGGGCCGAATTGCGCTGATTTTCTAGCGGGGTGACATCACGGAGATTACCGATCCTGTTATCGGACCTGTTGCCGTTGATGTGATCAATCTGGCCTGTCGGGTGCGAGCCATGATGAACCGCCCATATTATTCTGTGAGCGCTCATTTGCTTCCCATCAACCTCGATGGAAATGTAGCCCTTTTCGTTGAGATACCCCGCTTCCAAGGACGCAGGAATGGAATTGGTGTGTCGCCGCTTCCACTTGATGGTACCAGTCAAGGTGTCAACATCGAACAGACCACGCAGTTTATCTACAGATACCGTCATTCACCGATCTCCCGCAGTTCCGGAGCGATCCGGTAGGCCAAAGAACGAGCGAACAGCAGTACGAAACGCGCTGTAGAAATCCGCGTCATGGCCCACCATGAAAGCGTCGATTTGGGCGATGATCTGGTCATTGGTGCGCATCTCCTGCTGTGCGTAGACAAGGCCGCTCACGCGTTCGATGTCACGCATCTCGTCGGCATTGAGGGAAATCCTGTCATCGGCATACCAAGCCGCTGCAACGCGACTGATCTTCCATTGCCGATCGTTGGGAGCGACTTTGTTCAGTTCGCGGGCGGCCACTGTGATGCGCCGCTTTATCGACCCGACAGTTATCGGTGCGACCCGGTTCTGTAGCGCCCCTTGAGCAAAGGCTGTGCTGTTCATTTCGTTCTTCTCCGAAGCCTTTTCGTTCATTTACGAAACCCTCTGTGCGATTGATTGGTCATCGCAACCGGGGCAACCGAAGGAGCCAAAACAGCCCCTCAACTTTCATTCCATTGTCAGCGACCAGAACCGCCAAGCTCAACGGTCGCGTTTGTCCATTTTCAGCCAGGTACGCCATTGAAGGACACCCAGCCCCGCCTGGAAGAGGACGCCAATTACCGCCGCAATCAGGCGTCCTCTTCTCTGCCTGCCCCAACGGCGTTTGTTTCGTTGGGGCAGGTTGTCCAGTCGATCATCGCCTCACTGTCCCGTAGCCAAGCGCAGGCCAACAGCGGCAGCCATGCTCACGGCAGCGGCGATGAAGGTGAAAGTGGTTTTCTCAGTCTGAAACCCGAGGCGGTCCGAATAGACGAACGACGCCCAGAGGAAGCCCGATAACATGCAGAGTGCGCTGCTCATTCCGCCGCTCCCACGAATGAGGACGCAGCCAGTTCGCGAGCCATTGCAGAGTGAAGACGCTCGGCTATCTCGTCGTCGGTGAGGGGTTCTGCCTCTTCTTCGCGGGAAATACGGCTGCTTTGAATGCACATGGCGATCGTGGAAATGACGACCAGAACCATGAGGATGATTAATGCGAGCGACCAGATCATGCCCGTTCTCCTGCTTCGTGACGCGCCAGGATGGACCGGACCTCAGCGCTGAAGACTTCGTCCAGCATTTCAGCGCGGACGATCCACGGTGGGTTTGCGAGCCAGAATTCGAGCATTGCGTCTATGCAGACCTTCGCGAGGTCTCCGCGTGGAAGCCCATCCTCGATTGCCTCGTAGACTTGGCGCCTCATCTCGTCTTCGATCTTGTTCATCCGCCAGTCCCCCCCGGCCGTTTGGTCTGCGCCCGCTCGCACGCGGTCCTGCCGTTGACGGAGCGCTGGACAACTGCGCAAATGCCGCCAGTCCGTTGCTCAAATGAAATGAACCCAGGCTCGCTCATAGGCTTCAGCTCTCGCCCATCGAACTTTGCGATAGGGATGGAACGAGGCTCTGGAAGATGTGTGGAGGTGATGGAGCGGTTCATTTCAGGTAGACTCCGCCGGCTGTACTTCGCGGACGAAATGCTGAACGTAAGGGCCGCGAACGACGGCGCACTCGAAGTCGCAATCGCTGGCATTGAGGATGGCCGTGGCCGCCTCCAAGTCCTGCTCGGCTTTGCGGCGAATAATTGCCATCATCTGCTCGAAGGTCTTCTCGCCCCAGTCCATGAGGCCGTACCTACCTCCGGGCATTCCTTTCATGTGGATGCGCGTCATCTTCTCGCTCACGTCTTCTCTCCCTCGATAGCTTTGGTGGATGCATGAGTGGGCTGGCGACGAATGGCGGAGGCGATCTGCTTTGCGGCTATGGAAGCGCCGTCTGCTATGCCAGTGCCGAGAGGGATGGCGATCTCACATTCCTCAGCCACGGTGGCGCAGTTATCACGCTCAGCCTGGAGCGCTATAGCTATGGCTTCCTCGACGAAAAATGTCTGCTCCATCCGAATGCCGATGCCGTTGAGCAGCATCCTCGAAACGATGAACCCCGCCTTCTCGCGAATGTCCGCGTCTATTCCTGCCTTGAGATTGAGAGGCTCGGAGGCTTCGAAAGGCATGGTGATTCCGTCGAAGTGATCGGTCATGCGGGGACCTCGTCAGAAATCAGGGACCACGCATCGCCATGACGGTAATTTGCCCAAGGATCGGCACGGTTGCCGCCAGTCAGCCGGTAGAAAGGATCTTGATCCCATTGCCCTCGGTTGACCTGCTTGCATCCCTTGATGCTGTCTGGATTTCCGTCGCTAAGGTCGCGGAAAACGTGATAGCTTGGTGTCGCCATTCCGGCGGCGTCGGCCTCTTGCATCAACGCCTCAAGCCGTTCCTGCCACTCAAGCGGCATCGCTTCCAATGCAAGTCTTGGGATCACCAAGTAAGGCGTCCGATAAAGCCTTTGGCCGAACACGTCGCTCATGGCTTTTCCACCTCTTGCTCTGGAGAGGAAGGATGAGCGGGGAGACTGTTAACGACAGCGTCAAAGATTGCGCGAGCGTGGTTTCCGGTCGCACCGCAGTAGCCGGCGTATTGCGAGGGGACGTTGATGTCCCATCTCTTGATCGCCTGCCAAATGGCCTCGAAAACCGGATCATTGAGCATTTCCGGCGTCGGGTCCGGCCATGGCGCCTTTGCGCCTGGATTGGCCTCGATAGCCATAAGCAGGCTTTCCGCCTCTGTGAGGGCCGCGATATTCTCGCAAGGCTTCAACGTATCCTCGGCGCGCAAGCCAGTCTTCCCGCACTGCCAGCACGTGCCGATGAAGACGGTTCCCGGACCCTTCGGGCTGGTGCGTTCGATTGCGTGAGTTCTCGCGGTTGTTTCTACGAGGTGGGGGGTGGAAGACATTCAGACCTCCCTCGCCTTGAGCATGTCGTCCGCCATGGCATAGGCGCTCTTGGCGAAGTCGAATCCGAGCTGCTCGTATTTGCCTTTGGGCGTGTAGCCTTGATGAAGCATGCCCATGAGAGCCTGCCCCGCAAACCAATCCCGCATCGTCATTCCGTGCTGGGTAAATCCATCGACGGAAGACGTGGGGAACGCGTGGAAATCATTGTCAGCGACGATGTCCCCCATCACGCTTCCACCTTCTCTATGTTGGAGAGGGGATGAGCGGAGGCAGCAGACGACTGGCAGCCGGGCGTTGACTCACCCATGGATTGCGAGTTCAGATATGATTTTCCAACACCGCAGGAGTTGTAGTCATGAGCGTTGATGAGGAAGTTTCGTCCGGGGGGGCCGCTGCCGAGGTCGTAATTTCGAGCGGGCGTAAGATCGCCGTAGGCGGCGACTGGTGGGACATTCGCGATGATGGGAGACCGGCGGAGTTTGTCGAGGTAATCACGGAATGCAGGCAGCGAAACGGTGTCGTATTTCTTGCCTTCGCCTCCATGATCATCGACGCCAACAATACCGGACTCGTCTCCATCGCGTCCCGCCTGCGGATGGACCTCGCCAACGCGCAGCATCTTCGCAATATGCTGGACAACATCATCACCGATGCCTTGAAGCCATCCGACAAAACGAACGCGAACTGAGTGTCTCACTGCACCGTTCCCCCGTTCATCTGTGCGAGGACAGCGTGGCATGCGTCTGAAAGTTCGATCAGGGATTCCCGTTGCGAGGGGTGCTTCCACTTGGCTTCATCGCCGGAAACGAAGTTTGAATGCAGCGCGTTACCGGCAGCCATGAGAAGTTCCAGCATAGATGCCCTGAGCGCCGCTTGGTGCGCCTCGGCGCGAGCCAACTTGACTTCGCCTTCCATGTATTCACCCGTGAAAATACCGCTCATGCCGCAGTCTCCCGAATGGCGCAATTTGCCTCGTACAGTTCCTCCGGCGACGTTTCCGCCAGTGACATAACGAGCGGCCAGTGACGGTCAGGAATCCCGTTCTTTTCCCATTTGTAGACCGCGTCGAAAGTGAGCGGTCGCTTGCCTGTGGCCTTGTCGATAGGGCCGCTGGCTTCGTGGATTTTGCGAGCACCGCCCGCTGCCTTGATGATGTCGGATATCGTTCGCATGCACTTTCTATACGGAATTTAATTCCAACTTTCAAGCGGGGAATTCAATAACTTTGAATTATTTTCCAAGTTATCTTCTCGGCATGACATGGGCCGCGAGACTGCAGAGCAAATTCAAGGATACGGGCTGGACGAAGGCGGAGCTTTCGCGCCGATCTGAGGTCGATTACGACAACGTCACGAAGTACCTGGCTGGGAAGGTCAAGCAGCCACGCGGGGACGTGCTGGCGCAGCTCGCACGAGCGCTTGATGTCGATCCGCTATGGCTGGAAAAGGGAATTGACCCGGACGCACCTTCGCGGAGTGTCCCGCTCAAAGGCTTCATTGGCGCGGGGCAGTATGTCGAAGCGTTGGAGCATGGCCCGGAAGAGACCGACGCGCCGGCCGATTCACACCCTGACACCGTTGCTGCGCAGATCAAGGGCGACTCTCAACTGCCGATGCTGCATGACGGGTGGATCATTTATTGGTCGATCCTTAAGCCGCCCGCTCTGATGGTCAATCAAATGGCAGTCGTGCAGCTCGCCGATAGCCGGATCATGGTCAAGACGCTTCGGAATGGATCGCAGCCGGGGCTGTGGACGCTGACCAGCTTCAACGCCGCCGATATCGTAGACGTGCCGGTTGATTGGGCTGCGAAGATAGATTGGATCAAGCCGAGATGAAGCAGGCATCCTATGGACTGGTGTTTCTGGGACTGTGCATCGTTGCCGCCGCTATCATCATCGCGCTTTCGAGCCGATATTCTGGCGGCCCTTTGTCGGAAGGGGTTACTTGGAAACTCGATCGGATGACAGGGCGGATGATTTATTGCGGGATAACCGGGTGCATTGAGCCCAAGCTCTAGGCATAGGTATCATCATAGACGTAAGGTGAGGTAACACCTTGTCTTGATCCGCACTTCCGAGCTTTCAGACAGAACAGCACATTATCGACCAGGCTGATGCACGGATGGTCCCGGCGTCTCTGTAGGGGCCTGCGCTCCCGGTGATAAGGCATTCGCGCCTAACCTCACGCAATTCGTCGTTTATGCTACCTTGCGAGCAGCTAGGTCCGTCCAAGACCGCGCTTTCTGTCTCACCACATACCCTATGAGAAATTAGCCATTGACCATCGATCTCACGTTTACCCCGGTTTAAAGGCCGGAACCTGATGGAGAGCTTTTCGTTGACTTAGGCGCCGTTACTGTATAACATTTGCCCTGTCCAAGACTGGTTAGCACTTCCAACTAAACCACATTCAGAAGCCTCGCCCTAACTCGGCGGGGTTTTTGCGTTATAGAGCCACCCTCTTCCCATTGCAATAAAAAGTTGGATTTTAATTCCGATTGTTGTTGACTTGGAATTTAATTCCGATATTCTCTCCTCATTCGAACAGCGACTTCCTCCCCCACGGGGAACGAACGGAGAGAACGGAATGGCCAGCCTGCTAATCACCAAAGAAACCGCAATGGACATTGCCTACGCATATCGCGAGGTCGAAGTGGCCGAGAAGCTCCTAGCTGAGATCACAGAATCTTTGGAGCGCCGCCAGCAGCCGGACATTCGTGACGCCTTTGGACGTCAGCAGGGCGGTTTGCAGTTGGGAGTGCCAAGCGGCGAAAACTCTCATCGCCTTTTCAACGTCCCGTGGGAACTGGCGAAGCCAATCCTTGAAACGCATATCGCTGCGTCTAAGGCGAAGATCGCCGTCCTCACCGAGAAGGCAAAGGAAGAGTGCCGGTTCTGACCGCTTAGGCAATGGCCTTCGGGCCATTTTCCAAACGATCACTCCCCCACGGGGAAAAGACGCTGGCAACTGGAGAACGACGGAAATGACGAACCTCGAAGCCGCAGCCGACGCATACGCCAAAGACAAGCAGGCGGCCTATGTCGCCAAGCGCGGCGGCAGCGTTCCAGTCAAGGCCGCTCTCGACGTCTATCTCTGGGCCTTCAATCGCTTCGTTGCGAACCCGGACGCCGCCTGACTTCCCCCTTCCCCCATCCCCCATTCAAGGGAACGGATCCGAAAATGATGACGATAGCTGGATTGCTCAATGAACAGGCGCTTGACGCCGCTTGCACTGCCGGGCTCCAAGCCGCCCTGAGAACATCTGGCATCTATAGGTCGGAAATCGAAGCCGCTATTTTGGCCTACCTGACAGCAGTTCATCCTAAGCCTGACGCGCCATCCGCGACAACCCTTTGTGAGGACTGCCCCCGGTACGGACATTCCACCGATGACACGCGATGCACGCCCTGCCCTCGTCGCCACCAATGGCGTGTTCGGGAGTTCTCGGCAGTCACCCTCGAATGCTGCGATGTTTGCGGGATGGTGAAGAACATTGATCAACCGAACAAGCCATGTCGCGGCCCGGCAACGGTCGGACCTAAGAGTGCCGCAACTCTCAAAGCGCTCGATGGCTAGCCCTCCCCGACAAGGGAGAGATGAAACCGGAGAAACGGAAATGCCCGCCCTCGACATCCTCAAGCAACGCGACATGGCAGCGATGGCCCTCCGGCTTAACCGCCAGATTATCGACGAAGATGTTCGCGGCTGCCGCTGGGTTGTCGAGTATCGCAGCAAGCGGACGGACGTCCATGCGGATTACCTCCGGACTCTCCGACTTCTTACCGAGGCACAGGCCCTCGCCGACAAGCTCGGCATGCAGGACTGCCCCCTCGCCCATCCAATTCCACCGCTGGAAATCTGGCGGGATGACTTTCGCTGGGACGACGTTCTCGCCCGGACAAACCCACCATTCGCGACTGCGGCTTGAAGGAGACGACGATGACAACCGAACTGGTAATCAAGGAAAAGCTTGCCGACCTCGTCAAGGGGATGCTGGCCAAGGGGTTTCGGCAGCCGGAATCCACTTTCATTCTCCAGGCCGACAAAGAGCCCATGATCATGTTTGGTTGGCTCCCGGCTGGCCGCATGTTTCGAAACTATGACGGCGACTCGGCGCATTTTGCCGGCGCAGACTTCTCCGAATGCTTGGTGAAGGCTCACGAATGGCTGGACAAACAGCCCACCGTCGAGCAGCGCCAGTTCCGCGAGTTCGCTGAAATCCTCGCCAAGGCGGTAGAGGTCGGCAAGCAGAACGGTATCGACGCCGTGCTCGTCAACCCGCTCGAAAAGGCCATGCGCGATCTTAGCAAGAACGCGCTCATGTTTCAGTCGGAAGCCGCCTGATGCGCGCCCCCGACTATTCCACCCACACCGTCCAACTCGGGACCGTTTCGACTGTAGCGAGGGTGGGATGATGGGTGATGTTACCGGACCAATATCAAGCCTTCCCGGTCGGCTGCACGAAGTCCCGAAGGATGCCGTCTGCGATGTCCATCCGGACAGGCCAGCCGAAGTTCGCATCCAAGGCGAGACCGACTCGTTCGGCTGCGAGATGATCGACATGTGCTGGGAGTGCGCGGAAGAGCATCGCGCCTATCTCAAGTCCGACCAGTTCAAGGAAGACACCACTGGTCAATGCGGCTGGTGCCGCAACTGGGCTGAAGGTCTCCGGCCTACCCGCGATTACGACGAGGGCTTGTCCGGGCCTGTCTATCAGGTCTGCCAGCCGTGCCGCAAGCGCCGCGACGACGAGGCCGCAGCCGAGCTCGATAGCTACGGCGACTGGGACTGACCGCCTGACCCGCATGTAGCGAGAAACTGAGGAAAGACGATGACCGATGACAGAAACCTATCCGCTCTTTTCAGCGCTATTGTTGAATGGGCTCTGCAAGTTAAGGGAGCCGAAGACGTGGGCTCCGGTGGCACCATTTGGATCGAGCAGACGGAGCCGAACGAGCACTTCTCCGCTGCGGTGAAAGTTGAGATGAACGCCACGACGGCTGAAATCGACGACATCCCGCCGTTTCATGCCCGACTGACCAACGAAGTCTATTTCCCCGGCATCATGGGCTTGGTGAATCCGTACGGCGGAACCCTTGTCGGTGCTGGGCCGGGCGATGAGGACCGCCTCATCGAGCACTTCAATAGCCAACCGCGACCGCAGTCGGAAGCCGCCTGACCCCTTCCACCGAGGACCTATCCATGGAGACCGAGATGCGCACGATGACCCTGAACCTCTCAGACGAAGAAATGGAAGCGGTCGAGAAGATGGCTGCGGATGGCGACATGTCCAAGACCGCCGTCATGAAGCAGGCGCTTCGCGTCTACCAACTCATCAGGGTTCGGATGCAGGCCGGCGAAACCATGAGTTTCAGCGGCGACCAGCAGCGAGCCATCCAATTCATCGGACCCGGCTTCTAGCCTCAACACTTCCACCGAGGACGACCTATCCATGGACGAGATACACACACTGAGGGAGAAGGCGGAGATCGACGAGATCGCTGCTGCTTTCCAAAACGGGTTTACCAACGGCAACGCGGGTTGGGAAGAGACGCCGGAATACCACAAGGATATGTTCCGAGAGGGTACTCGCTGCGCGCTCGCCCTCCTCGCTTCCCGCACCAGCAATGAAGCGCTCCGGAGTGCGGTGGAGAAACTCGACGCCTATTGGACTCAGAGCTTTCCAGGCGGTCCTGACGGCGATCCTTCGTGGGCCGGCGGGCTTGGGAGATTGTCCGACGACACTATCGAACTTTGGCGAGAAGTTCGCTCCACGCTCTCCGTTGGACGGGGAGAAGAGGGATGAGCGAGATAAAAATGCGCTCGCCCAGCGGCGGTAAGTCGTCGATCAGCGTCGAGAGTTCTGGAGAAGGAGTTTCAATAAGGTTTTCCCGATCTTCGGACGGGGAAGTGATGGTCATGCTGCCAAGATACGCGGCCGAGCAACTGGCTAAGCAGATCAGCGACACCCTTACTGGGACTGAAACCGTGGTCCTCACTCGTCAGCAAATCGACGCCATCCTGCGGGCGGCATACCCGTTCAGCACCAACGACGAACGCTCGAATACGCATCAATCCGCACTCTCTCCCCATGGGAGGGACGTATGATGGGCGTGAAGATCACAGACGAGATGGTCAATGCCGCATGCAAGGCGGTTATTCTTGGTGTGGATGAACGCGAAAAGCCCGTGCACCTTTCACGGGAGGAGGCCCGCGCCGCTCTCGAAGCAGCCATCACCGCCCCCGATAAGCAGGAGGCGACCGCTACAGCGCGCGATATCGATAGCGGGCGGTTTGACGAGTGGTCTACCGCAGAACTCTCCGCACAGTGCAAAATGCAATCTCGCGAACAAATGGATCCTGAATTCTCGCAGTTCATGGCCGAGGTCGGCAAGAGGCTTCAAACAGAAGCAGAACCCGTCGCATGGACTGGCAAAGCGCAATTAGAAGCCAACGCCCGTTATCCAAAGGCTGGATACACCATGTGGGGCCAGAAGGCTCAGTCACGCGACATTCCGCTCTATCTCGCACCCGCCAGATCGGACGACGCGCTGAGGGCAGAGAACGAGAGGCTGCGGGAAGCGCTGACGCGGATCGCCTGCCTCAGCCAGGACGACAATCTGCTCTGGTGGCAAGTTCAGGCCCGCGCCGCTCTAACATCCAATGAGGAGGGGTAGATGGGAAATCCCCGCGCACATGAAGATTTTCTGTTCCAGCGGAACGTCATCCTTCTGAGAACGGCTAACCCGATCAACCGCTGGTGGATCGCTCTCTACTTCCTCACCATCATCGGCTTTGGAACGGTTGGTGCCGTGGCCTTTGCCATGCCCGATATCATCGATCGGGTGAATGCACAGGAGGAAGTCCAATGACTCCGACGCCAGGTTCGCTTCGCCAGTTTGCCGCGAAAGAGCGCAAAGCCATTCGATTCTGCTGGCGGATGGTGGCTCGAAACACTGTCGCCGCCGTCAAGCGCAAGTTTTCAAAGAGCGCAACCGATCACGAAGATCAGGCTGAATCCGTCGAACAGTTCATTCAGGAAGGATACCACAATGCCGCAAGAAATTGAAGTCGCTGCCGAACGTATTGTTCGCCAAGAGAATGCTCCGATGGTTGCAATGATCGAGCGTATCGTCATGGACCCGTCTATCCCCATCGACCGCCTTGAACAGATGCTCGCCATGAAGGAGCGAATGGAAGACAGGGCTCGGGAAGATGACGAGCGGGCTGCCAAGCGATCCTATTTCGCCGCGATGTCCGCTTGCCAGGCTGAATTGCCTGTCGTCGTCAAAAACCAGCGCAACACGCATACCAAGTCGAATTATGCCGATCTGGCGGCGATTGAGCAACAGGCCATGCCGGTGATCCACAAGCACGGCTTTGCGGTCTCGTTCCAGCCGGACGGGTTCAACGAGCGCGGCGAACTGCGTGTCCAGTGGGAAGTGTCTCACAAGGAAGGGCACGTCCGGAACGGCGTCGGTGAAATCCCCGTGGACGGTGCAGGATCGCAGGGCAAGGTCAACAAGACTGGCACGCAGGCTTTTGGCAGTACCGCCACCTATGGCCGGCGCTATCTCCTGTGCATGCTGTTCAACATCAGCACAGGCGACGACACGGACGGCAACCGGCCGGCCAATGACGATGACGACGATTTCATTTCGTCCGATCAGGTGAAGATCATTCTCGACCTGATTGCCGACACGGATTCCGACATCGAAAAGTTCTGCGAGATTGGCAAGATCGAAGCCGTTCCGGACATGAGATCCAGCCAGTTCGCGAGCGCTGTTGGCGTTCTCAATCAGAAGAAGGCCAAGATGGCGCAGAGGGCTGCGTCATGATCCTGTTTTTCGACACGGAAACCACGGGCCTGTTTCAAGACCGATTGCCGGTGGATGACCCTTCGCAGCCCTATATTGTCCAGTTGGCGGCGCAGCTCTGCGAAGATGACGGCGAACCCGTGTCTGGATTTTCCTTCATCGTTGAGCCAGGCATCGCGAGCTTTGGGCTGACAATCCCGGAGGGTGCCTCCAAGGTGCACGGCATCACTGACGAGCGAGCGGTTCAACTCGGCGTATCGTCTGAGTTCGCCCTGTCGGCCTTCACCCATCTCTACCAGCGAGCGGACGTCGTTTGCGCCCACAATATCAAGTTTGACAAGGGCGTGGTGGAGGCGGCGATAGCCCGCCACTACCAGAGGGTCATGCCGCTGCGGAAGCCGCTGTTCTGCACCATGGAAGCGGCCACGCCAGTAGTCAATCTGCCGCCGACCGAGCGGATGCGGGCAATGGGCATGACGAAGCCCAAGCCACCGAAACTGGCGGAATGCATCCGGCACTTCTTCGCCGAAGAGCTTGATGGCGCCCATGACGCAATGATCGATGTTTTGGCCTGCCGCCGCGTCTACATGCATCTCAAGACGTTGGAGACCGCGTCATGATGGAGGTCTTCGACATTGAGCAGGGCGAGGCGGAATGGTTTCAAGCGCGCCTCGGAATTCCGACCGCGAGCAAGTTCGCTACCGTCATGGCCAAGGGCGAAGGGAAAACCCGTAGCGAGTACATGCGAAAGCTGGCCGGCGAGATACTGACCGGAGAGCCAGCTGACTCGTTCAGCAATGGGCACATGGAACGCGGCAAGGAGATGGAGGACGAGGCGCGGGAAACCTACGCCTTTGTCGAGAATGCCGAAATTCGGCGCGTTGGCTTCATTCGCAATGGCAAAAAGGGTGCTAGCCCGGATAGTCTTGTAGGCGCCAACGGCGGGCTCGAAATCAAGTCCGCGTTGCCTCACATTCAGATCGACCGTCTGGAACGGGATCGCCTGCCACCCGAGCATAAGGGGCAGGTTCAGGGCAATCTCTGGCTCTCCGAGCGTGAGTGGTGGGATTTCGTCTCCTATTGGCCACGCCTTCCGCTTCTTACCGTCCGCGTCTATCGCGACAAAGAATACATCCGCGAGATGGCAAACGAGATCGACCGATTCAACGACGAGCTTGATGCTCTGGTTGAACGCATCCGGCGCTATGGCGAAAAGGAGGTTGCATAATGGGCAACCCTATTCCCTTCAACTGGGACGGCGAATCCTTCCATCCCGCGAACCAGCACTGGGCACGGAAGTGCGACGAGCGTTTCGTCGTCGGCCAAACCTACTCACTCGATGAAATCCACGCCCGGTCGTCGGCTACTCACGCTCACTACTTCGCGGTTCTCCACGACATTTGGCAGAGCTTGCCGGAAGAATATTCCGAGCAATTCCCGACCGACGAGCATCTTCGCAAATACGCACTTATCCGCACCGGCTTCCATACGATGCAACAGCACGTCTGCCAGTCCAAGGCGGAGGCGCAGCGCTTGGCGGCCGTCATCAAGCCATACGACACCTATCAGGTCGTCACGATCAAGGATGCTGTTGTCACCGTCCTCAACGCCGTCAGCCAGGATCATCGGTCGATGGATCGGGCGACCTTTGCCGACTCCAAGGAAAAGGTTCTCGACTGGTGTGCCGATCTTGTCGGGAATAATCGGAGGGCAGCATGACCCCTTCCAACTCCGTCTCGTCCTATCTGAAACGATATCCAGGGGCTCGTCCTGAAACATTAGCATGGCTCATGAAACGGGATGAGAAGCTTCACCAGCTCCGGAAGGAAATGGCTCCGAAGCCAAGAGCCGGGTTTGTCCTTCCCCGCGTGATTTATGCCGTTGCGGACGCGTTTCGATGGTGGAAGAGCGAGAGTTAACGCTTTGAATTTACACGAAATATGGTAGAATGCAACCATGAAATATGCTGCGTCTGGGAAGATTGCTTCCAGAGGGATTTCTAGACCCCGAGGAGAATTAATGGGCAGAACATTAGCGCGGCGCCAGCCTATTAAGGACAGGAAAATGACCGATATTCAGGAAGATGTTCGCAAGACGGCAGCCTCCATCCGGAGCAACATCGACATGCTTGTAAGACCCGACGGCATGTATGCCACCGGACTATCGGGCGAGGCCGATGAAATAATTGGTTTTGCCATTCAATCCGAGCGCGAACGGTGGAAATCCGCTGTCGAGATGGTTCTAGATTGGTGGCACGAATGGCATGACGCGCCTTCTGAGCCAGAGGAGGCTGAGATGATCCGCATTCTCCAGGCGCTCGTGGATGGGGAGGCGTGAATGCAGTTCATCCCCGAGGTTCAAGAAACTGCACATTCGGTCTGGAAATTCTCGCGAGAAGGCGGGAGGTGCATTGTCACGGACGGAACGCTCCAGTTCGAGGCGAACACCATCGACGCGCTCAATCGCGAAGCCATGGCTAAAATCAACGTCCTGAACAAACTCCGAGACGAGACCAGCCTCAACGGCCATATGCGGCACATCTTTGTTCAGGACAATCCGCTCTCCGGTCCCGTCGTCAAATACTGCGTCTATCATCGTGAAGATGGTCCGAGGCCGCGCGATATGATGATGGGCGGATATTACGAAGAAGCGACCGACATGGCCGCGTCTTATCTTCTTGCCGAGCGCAAGCGGTGGCTTGATGCCTTGACCCCCAGCGCTGATACCAAGGGCGCTTACATCGGTGAGTTCTCGTTCTCCGAAGAAATATTCGACGGAGAGACGGAGACATACATCACTGTCAACCGCACAGTTCCTTGGACGACAATCAAGGAAATCATGGCGGCCATTCGTGTCAAGGCAGGGGAGGCGTGAATGTCAGAAGTTCTCGACATGCTGCGCGCGCAGAAACTGGAGATTGACCGCCCCTACACCGAAGGGGTCTGCGAAGACGGCGCGGCAATCCTCAAGGATGGCCGGATGATGACCATTTCCGAAGTTCTGGACGAACTGAACGAATACGCATGGATCAGGCATTGCGCCGAGTTGGCAAAAAGGGGGGAGGCTTGATGCCTATGCTGGCGCGCTACACCTCCAATCCTTGCGACGATGGCACAGAGAATTGGTACGTCTGGAACATTAACGATCTTGGCGAAATGGCTCGCTTTGTCGGCTCGATGGAAGACTGCGGTTTGGTCTCCGACGCTCTCAATAAAGTAGCCCGATATCAACAAGCCGTCCATCTCTCCCTCGATAAGAGGGAGGCGTAATATGGCGCGCCGCGAGTTCTCCCCCATGGTCTACGCTGAAATCGTCCGTCGCGCTATGGACGAGAAACTACCGTGCCTCGTCGATGGGTGTGACGGGGATGCCAGAAGATCAGCGCGCGGGAGTCGCGGCTGGTGTGTCGCCCATTATACGCGCTGGCGACGCCACGGCGACCCCTTATTCACGCAAAACACACCGAAGGGAGAAGCTCGGAATTATTATGAAACCGTTGTGCTGTCCTACGATGGGGATGATTGTCTCATCTGGCCGTATCTTCGTACTTCAAGTGGCTATGGGCTCCTTTACAACCCTAGTGGGTCTGATCGTGTGAGCCGAGCTTTGTGCGAGGAGATCAACGGGTCCCCTCCGACAGAAGAGGATCAGGCCGCCCATTCATGCGGGAATGGACATCTCGGATGTGTCACACGAAAGCATCTCTCGTGGAAAACCCCAAAGGATAATCAAGCCGATCGACTAGAGCATGGCACCAATCTGGCCGGGTCTAGTCACCCAATGGCTAAACTTAATGACGACGATGTTCGCAAGATACGTTCGCTAGGAAATGTGTTCACACACAGAGCCTTAGGGAAAATGTTCGGGGTTTGCAGGGTAACTATTGGAAACATACTGCTCGGTAAAAACTGGAGCAGTGTATCGTGACAAGGCGCAATTTCACCCGAAACCAGAAAGAGCAGATCGTCGAGCGCGCGAAGGTGGAAGGTATTGTCCGCTGCGAACGCTGCCACGTCTCGCTCAAGAAAGGTTCGTGGGAAATTGATCATATTATTGCCGAGGCACTTCGCCCGGAAGCCGACAAGCAGAACAAGATCACGATAGCCGAGGGCCAGTTGCTCGGCAAATGCTGTCACCGTGGCGAGGATGGCAAGACCAACCAGGACGTCAAGGCTATAGCGCAGGCCAAGCGCCGCTATGACCGAGACAACGGCATCGTGACCCGCGAAAAGCCGCCGATCCTTTCCAAGGGATTCGCGCCTCCGAGCAAACCCGCTAAATCCTCCCGTCACGACTGGGCGCCGAAGTTCCAGTCTCAGCTATTTGCACCGAAGGAAACCACATCATGAAACTCATGGACGACCAACTTGAGTTGATGGCCACAGCAGACGAGATTGCCGAAAAGCACGCTGGCGGCTTCTTCGCCACGACGCGTCTCATCAACAAGATTAAGTTGCGCACAGCTGTCTTCAACGCCTTGTGCTTGGCAGCAGGCGTCCCGCATCCGCGCGCACAACTCTTTGAGAAGGAACGCCAGACGTGAGCGAAGACTTTTCCCCCGACGCATCCGAGTTCCGCTGCCTTGTCCCATTCCCCGACGAAAGCCAGAGTTTTGTCCATGGTTTTGAAGCCGGGATGATCTGGCGGCGAATGAACGCTGGAGAGGCCGTCATCGGCGGCCTGGATGAAATCGCGCTGCATGTCGAGAACGAAGAAGTCTTCCGTCGCATGGGGGCCGCTCATGGCTACACCGTCGATGTTCTCCCACCACGCGACGGCTGGATCACCGTCATGTTTACCAAGAACCCAAAGCGGTTCGGCGTAGTGGAAGGTGGGCGCCATGACCGCTGACTCCACAATGCAGACGGAGCCGGGCGATATCGTGGATCGCCTGCCATCGATCGTCACATGCGGTTGCGATTCTGACGAGAGCGCTCGCCTCGGCCGTGAAGCCGCCGACACCATCACCAATTTGCGCACCGAACACGCCACCGCCATGTCTGAAATAGCCGTGCTGCTGGTGGAGAATGAACGGCTGAGGGAGAAGTCTTCATCCGAAATGCTCAGCGCCGCTGCCGTCCAAGCCATCCGCGAGATGCTCGCCGGTTTTGGTGTTCCGAAGGCTGCCTTCATCGACGACCACGTAATGAACGGCTTGGCGTGGGCGAGAATGCAAGGGCTTGAGGAAGCGGCTGTCATTATCGAACAAATCGATGGGGCCATTCCAAACCGGCAGGAGCTCGCCGCCAGCGTCCGTTCTCTCGCCAATACTGGCAAGGAGGACCGGGGATGCTAGGGCAACCGAATTTCCAGATTGGCGATGTCGTTGAAAAGGTCGCCGGCTATAGGTGGCCGGGAGTTGTTGTGTCCACATTCGATACTATTGACGGGAAGCCGCGCGTGGTCGTCGAATGCACGGCCCCCGAGGTTTCCGGCGCTCTCCATATCTATGCTCCTGCGCAACTCATGATGACCGGCCGCCAAGCCCTTGCGGAAGAAGAAGGGAAACGCTGAGATGTTGGCGCGTTGGACCGCGATCTTACCTCACCTCTTTGTCGTCTGGCTAACCAAGCGATATGCCGAGCGCATCGAAGCAGTGCTAGGCTATCTCTCAGCGAATCCCTACCCCGGAGAGATATTGTCATGGAAGCACGACCGGCGGGACATGGGAGGGGAGACATGATGCAAGATCGCGTCGATTTTGAAAACGGCACACTCGACGAGATCGTGTCCTCCAAAGGAGCCCATCTCGAAAGCATGGGAGGCAACGACTGGTTTCTCGCCTTCTACCATGAGGACGGGACTAGCACAGCCCTTTGGTTTTCATCGAAGGACTTGCGCAAGCCGCATTGGGAGACCCGACCGGCCCACAACCCCATGGACACCCCCAACGGTGAAGGCCGATGAAACCCGTCTGCGCCACAAAAATTGCCGAGAGATTCGGATTTACGTCTCGCCACTGGATTCGGCAGGCCGCCAATGGCAATATCCCCGGCGCCTATCAGCCGTCAGGTCCGGGAGGCCAATGGCTGTTCGATCTTCCGACTTTCGAGAAGTGGTTCAATTCCAGGGTGAGGGGCGTTCCGACATGGCAACACTCTACAAAAGGGGCAACGTCTGGTGGGGTCGCGTCCAAAAGAAAGGTGTTGAGCACCGGACTTCCTTTAAGACAAGAACTAAAGCAGTTGCTGAAAAACGTCTCCGGACGTGGCTCGACGAACTCGAAGCCCAACAATGGGGCGGAAAACGTCGTCATGCTTTCCGAGACGTCTCCAAGGCGTTCGTGACGGAATATCTGCCAACGCTCAAGATCGCGTCGGCAACACGGTATGGGGTGAGCCTAGATTGGCTATCTCAGAAGTTCGAAGACGCCTTCATGGACGAGATCGGACGGGAAGAGCTTTCCGACTTCGAAACGTGGCGCCGTGGACTTGGCGCGGCCAATCCTACAATCCGCCGCGACCTTGCCTGCCTCTCATCCGTCTTCACGTTCTGCGAAGATAAGGAGTGGTCCGACGACGGGCGCAACCCTGTCCCGGCCTATCTGCGCCGCAGGGCCAAGCGCGGGCTCAAGGAAGCCGATGCGCGCAAGCGTTACCTGTCTGAGCACGAAGAGGTGATGCTGCTCGCTGCCGCCACGCCAGAGGTCTACATCGCCATTTGCGTGGCGATCGACACCGGGCTTCGCTCGGAGGAAATGTTCTCTCTGACTTGGCCCCAGATCAACTTTATGAAAGGCACGATCCGCACCACCGACGACACCAAGAACGGCAAGTCGCGGACGGTTCCCCTTCCGGAGCGGTCGGCACGATTTCTGGCACAGAAAAAGCTCAAGGCCGACCAGGCGAACAAGTCGCGGAAGGTCGCGTCAACCTTCGTCTTCACGCATGATGACGGGGCGAGGATTCTGCGCCAGAACAAGGGGCTTACCGGCGCAGTACGTCGCGCCAAGATACCGCACGTTCGCTGGCACGACCTGAGAAGGACCGCCGGCTGCCGATGGCTCCAGCGGGATAGGCGTTCTTTGGAAGAGGTTGCCAAGATGCTTGGTCACGGAGCAAAGTCGGTGACGGAAAAGGCATATGCATTCTTGGACGAGGAAGAGGTCGCGGAATCTATCGCCGCACAAAAACCGTCACGCTCTAAGCAAGGGAAAGCCAGTGGTAAAAACGATCCAACTTAGCCGAGGAATGCAGGCATTCTGCGATGATGCGGACTTCGAAAGCATCGCGCCGTTTCGCTATTACGCTTATATTTCAAATGGTGGCAAAGTCTATGCGGCAAGGAAGGTGCGCACAGGAAGGAAACATGGGCGGGTGACGTACACAGTCAGATATCTGCATCATGACATAGCGGGCTTTGTGGATGGCTTTGTTGTTGATCACGAGGACGGGGATTCCTTGAACAATCGAAGGGCTAATCTACGTGTCTGCACACAGTCTGTTAATATCCGCAACAGCCCGAACGGAAGAAAGCCAGGGGTGTTCAAATGTGCTTCGACTGGAAGGTTTGCCGCAAGAGCATCAGTGGACGGGCGGCGGTATTTTCTGGGGAGATTTGACACTTTTGAGGAAGCGGCAGAAGCCGTCAGTAAATTCCGTGTCGCACATTTACCGGCACATAAGCCCACGGACAAGACGAAAAAGACTAGTAAAAACAACAGTAAAAGTGTATAGATAACTGGACTCTGACTCCGTTAGTCCTGGTTCGAATCCAGGTTCCCCAGCCAAAAACATTGTTTTCTTTCAATAATTTACGGAAGTCTCGCCAGTGTTGGGAATGACCCCACATTGCACCCCCACATGGGCGCAAAAGAGATGTCCGACTACCTTAGGCGTGAGGCCGATTCCTTTGTTTTCCGGCGGCGAGTTCCGTCCCCCTTGCAAGCGCGATTTGGCCGGAAGGAAATATACCGGTCTTTAGGAACCACTGTGCGAAGAATCGCGAGATTGCGAGCGGCAGAATTGTTCATGCGCACAGAGGAGCTTTTTCAGGCGATGGAAGAAGATCAAGAATATGTCCTGACGGACGAGGATATCCGCGCCGCAGTTCGCTACAGTCTTCAGACACCTCGATGGAAAACGCGACTGCATGAAAATGTCGATAAGCGTACTCCTGGTGAGTAGAGAGCATACGGCAAGACACTGCCTGAGTCGTTGATGGTTTCCATCGTGCCTGAGAATGGCTTGACCGAACGCGACATAATGATCATGGCGGCCTCAGACGCGCTTGAAGATTCTGACTTCTATGGTCGCGGCACCGTCCTTAACAGGACACGCGACATCATGCTCGAAATGCTAGGAGATTACGTTGACCGGCGCATGCAAGCTGTTTTTCAGCCTGAAGCCTTGGACTTGAAAATGTCCGCCGGAATTGCACCAACTGCTGCGCAAGGTCCCATACCAGTCGGCGCTAAACTCTCGACCTTCATTTCGAGGTGGCAGACCGACATCATCCAAGGTTACAATCAAGCCCTGGGTCTCAAACCGGAAACGACTGACCAATATCTGAAAACAGTTGAGCTTTTTGTCGGCCTCATGGGCGATTTGCCTATCGGAAAGATAACGAAAGACATCGCGGAAGACTTTCGGAAGCAAATTTTGGCGTTGCCAGCGACACACGGCAAAGGACGAACCGGTTCTATCCAGAAGGAACTCGCGCTTGCCAAAAAGAAGACGGGCGTCCCTACAGTAACAATGAAGACCGCCAAACGACACTTTGCGGGAATGAATTCGATCTGGAAATGGTTGGTTCATCGCAAACACACATCGGACATGGTCAATCCTTTCTCTGGACACTCATTTCCAGGAGCAAATTCAGGCCGGTCTGCCCGGGACGATTGGTCCACTGAAGACCTGCAGCTCCTCTTTTCTTCAACGCCTTATCGGGAGGCAGCCAAAGATAGCGCTCTACGCTGGTTGCCGTTGATTTCCTTGCATTCGGGTTTGAGGCTAGAGGAAATCTGTCGGCTTCGTCCTGATGAGGATATCATCGTCAGAAATGGTGTTGATTGCTTCGATATACGGGCCCGTGCCGGATGGGACCCGAAGACTGAAGCCGGAAACCGGTTGGTGCCAATTCATTCCTGGCTTCTTCAGCACGGTATTAGGGAACTCGTGAACCGGCGACGCGCCGAAAACGCCGATTATCTGTTCCCCGAATTTGAACTCGTAAGAGGCAAATTAAGCTCCGGTTTCAGCCGCGAGTTCTCACGTCTTAAAACATCGTTGCAAATTGGGCGTAAAACAGCATTCCATAGTTTCCGTCATTCCTTTCGAACCGTCCTGGAGTCGACGGAGCTAAAAGAAACGCACATTGATGCGGTTATGGGACATGAAGGCGGCAAAAGCGAAGGTCGGACTTATACAAAACGTGTCACGACGGCCAAGCTAAAGGAAGTCGTTGAGAGCTTTTCGTCGCCTCTTGATCTATCTTTCATCGGCGGCGGAACAGTTGGCACCATCCTGCCTGTCAAGAAGAAGCCCCTTGTTCAGAAGCGAAAGCTTATCCCTCCCTCATTCGACGAGAATGGTAAACTCATCCGACAGACGGAGACACGTAAGCGTTAAGCTCCGATGCGGTGAAAAGCCCGAATTCCGTCACGCTGGATTTCCCTGCGCAATTCTGCTGCTGCTCCAGGCAATCGGCTCCTGCGCACCAGCTGCCTTTCTGTGCTTCCGCG